GTAATAGGTAGTAGGGCTGTGATGGGTATGGTAGGAATGCCAGACGAACCTAAACAAAAAGTATCAACTGGCAGACCTGCTGGTTGGCATTTTATGAATGAGTTCGTAGATAAAGATGGTAATGTATTTCACAAGGGTAAAGAACAACCTAAGTTGTTTGGAACTCTTAAACCTACTAAGGTTAAACCACCCAAGAAGAAAGCGAAACGTAGGTCTAAACAAGAGATACTTATTGCTAGACAGGCTGAAAAGAAAGCAGCTCTTAAAAAAGCAGTTCAAAAGCAGAAAGATTTTTTAAACCATAAATTCGGAGATAATACTAATGTTTAATAAAGATAAAAAAAAACCTAAACGGTTTAAGGTTAGTCCAAAACTAAAAGGTGACACACGCTTAGAAAATGAACCTTATGAAGACTATAAAGAAAGACGTAAAGTTGAAAAGATATTAGTAAAGCAATATCTACAAGGTACGTTATATGAAAAGTAATTTAACCAAACGTAAAAATAGTTCTTATGTTTTAAACCATAAATTTGGAGATTAGATGGCTAAGAAAAATCAACCATTAGATAGAGAGTATTTCAAAAGAAGAGCTAATCGCTAATCCTAATGTTAAAAAAGGCCCACAACTAACAAAATGTTGTGGTCAGGATAAAGATTACGATAGTCTAAATGTTAGAAATAGTGAAGATTGGAAACTGATTGAAAACTATATCGAAGAACATCTCAGGGAGTATACCAAACACATAAGTGTTACTCCTGTTTCTTGCGAGAAGTGTGGTATTCTTTTAGAGTATTCTACTGATATTGATATAGATAAGACATTGGGTTATTATGAAAAAAGTAATTAATTGTTTTAAAGAAGACAATCCACTAATTCAAAAAACTTTAAGGAGAGTAACAGTTGAAGAAGGAGAAACTATTGCAACAAAACTATTTCAGATACTTAACGAAAGAGGAGACGGGATTGGGTTGGCAGCTAATCAAGTGGGAATTGATGCGCAAGTGGCCGTGGTTAACGTTCGTGAGCCAATCGTTCTTATCAATCCTAAAATTGTTTCTCGTGAAACTGAGATACCTTTTTACGAGGGTTGTCTCTCTTATCCTGGCAAAGGGGTAAATACTAAGAGGTATGAGACTGTAGAAGTTAAATCGGATACTGTTGAAGGTACAATGATATTTAGTGGTGTAGATACAGGTGAGTCTGGAAAAGGTAGTTGGGAACATAGTGAAGTTAAAGAAGATAGGCACGTAAGAACCTTAGAAGCAGTTTGTGTTCAACACGAAATAGACCACCTTAATGGTATAAGGTGTTTGGATAGGGTGGTGGATACTACCATAAGAGTTGAAAAGAAGCCAGGCCGTAATGAACCATGTCCTTGTCAAAGTGGTAAAAAGTTTAAAAAATGTTGTATTAATAAATAATAAATAGGAGTAATAGTAATGTATAAAATAAAAGATAAAGTTGAGTTTAAAGCTAACTCATTAGATGTCGGTACAATAGTAGGTTTACCTGATGAGGATACCCATATGTATGCTATAGAAACATTGTCTGGTAACGTAATTAGATGCACAGAACATTATTTTAAAGAAGTCACAGTAAGTAAGGAAGACAAATAGGAGAAATTTTATGAAGAGCAAAACGTATTGGATAATGGCTGTATGGTCGATACTTTGGTTAGTAGGAATCGGAAGTCAGATAAAGTTCTCAATGAATCACGATGAACTTCGAAACGAATTAAATGCAAAAAATGATAAGCTTGAAAGTAGAATCAAAATATATGAGAAGTTAGCAGACCCTAAAAGTGTTCAACTTTATGTTAGTGAGCTAAATGGTATATTAGATAATATGACAAAACTAATCAGAGTTGTAGAGAGTGGAGAAGAAATAGATGCGTTCTTTGGTAAGATGGAAAATGATATTAAAACAGTCAAAGATATGGTAAATAACATATATCCTATAGTTGAAGAACTTGATAATAGTGTAGAGGCTTATATAGTTCGAAATAATTTTCGAATGGAAGCGACACAAGAAAATATTGACGAACTTATAGGTGATGCTGAAGACTCTGATTTGAGGCTCATAAAGAAGTTTGATATTATTGAAAATGACTTGAGGGATATAAGGAACATATTAAATGAGATTGAAAACTCAAAAATAGGTTCTAAGATATTTAAGAAATAATATGAGAAAAGATTTTTTTAATATAAGAGATATAAAAGACTTTTTAAGATTACTAACTTTTTTTATTGTTTCACCTATTATTGGGATAGTTATGTTAGTAGGCATGGTAGGAACTTCAGTAGCTATGGTTTGTATGTATGTTAAGGATTTTATTATGGAGAGGTTTTATGAATAAAATAAAATTGTATTGGAGTATAATATCACCGACACTAAAGATAATGTCAATTGGTATCGTAGTATTTTTTGTTATAGGTGTGGCTCTTAGCATACCTCTATGTTTAGTTTGGAATTGGTTAATGCCAACCATATTTGATTTACCAACCATAAATGTTTTAGAAGCATTTGGTTTATCTGTATTAGTTACATTACTATCTCCAAGAAAAGTAGATTTTGCTAAAAATAAAAGTGTAGAGAATATACCAGATGTAAAATTAAATGATGAGCTAAACGATAAGTTAGAAAAAGTTTTAAAGGATATTACATCAGAATTTAAAGCTTAACCTATTTATATCAGTAATAAGTGGAGATTTAAATGTTAGATTTAGAATGGGTATTAAGCAGTTTAAGAGAAGCTAGAGACGAAGAGAATTGGGATTTAATAAAAGAAATAATAAGTTATTTAGAAAGTCGTGATGACTTTAATGATGACGAAGGTTGGTCAGAACATTTAGAAAATATTTAAATATGGGGCTGTAATGGAACTCGACAGGTGTTATTTGAAAATAGAGTGCAGCAGAGATTGAGTATGTCTCGTAACAAAAGACTCACAAACCTAATTGACGAATCTAATTCGTTAGCCGGGTTGGACATTGATTGGCACTTAGCCAATGCTGAAATGGGATTTGACAACTTTGTCGCTCCTATTCAGAATGACCAACCAACTTACGCCTACACGGCTTAAGTTACTGAGTTGTCTAACACTCGGTTATAAAATAAGTTAGACACCAACTCTTTTATATCAGAGTATAAAGAAATATCAGTTGGTAACTCTGAGTAAAGTTACAAGTAGTTTGTCAGTTACTTCTTATTGAAACTGAACTAAGCTGTAAATGACTCTTTGGAGAATACAGACTGGACGCGGGTTCGACTCCCGCCAGCTCCACAAATTTAAGGAAATGGTATGTCAGCAACAATAATGTTAGGAGCGGCTACAGCCGCAGTAACGGCTTGTACAACAGCCACAGCTGCTAATACAGCAGCTGGTTTAACTGCAGTTGGATACGGTCCTGCTATGTCAGTTACATTATCAACAACCTTTCCTATAATAACCACATCGATGGGTACTATCATTACTATACTAACACCAGCCTTTCCACTACAGGTAAGCCCACCTACCGCTAAGGTAAGACCAGAAGATGCTCGTAAGGTACTTTCTGATTTAGCTATTATAGTAACTGATGTGAGTTCTGCTACTGTACAATCTGTTGCGTCTGTTGGATTACCAAGTCCAACTTTTTGGTTTACCAAGTCCAACATTTCCAGCCGCAGTTACTAACGTTAGTAGTAAACTATCAAAGTTAACTCTTTTTATCACACAAAAATTCGTAGTACCATTAACTTTTTAAAAATAAATTAAAATAAACCTTGACTCGTATATGTTTTTATTTGTATTATTAGGTGTAACAAATAAGGAATAAATAATGAATATAAAACTAGAAATAAGTAAACTAAAAAGTCTTTCGGAATTGAATGAGTTATCATCATTCGTTAATGAATGTAAAACTCTGTTAGGTAAAGCAGCTCTGTCTGTTGGAGCTAATGTCTTCGTAGTTCAGAAAACTAAAAAGACTCCTGGTGTCATCACTAAGATGAATATCAAAAAGGCCATCGTTGAAATGAATGGTATGTCTTATAACGTTCCATTTTCAATGTTGGAATTAGCTTAAAATAAAATAAAAAAAACCTTGACTCGTACCTTAATATTGTGTATATTAGGGTATGAGAAAAAGGGAAAAAATAATGAAGAAAATAAAAAAAGTAAAAAAGAATATGATTGGTTATGGAGCTAAAAAAGCAGCTCTTGATGATATGAAAAAAGACAATACAATGTTTGATAACTTAGATGGATACTTTGGTAATCCAGATTCTGATTCGAAAATAATTGAGGATTTTCTAAAATAAAATTGTATAACAGTATATACAGATATACTTATTATTGCGGAGGAAGTGTTATAGGAAACACACTTTCTTTCCAAGAAAGAGATATTGGTTCGACTCCAATCCTCCGCTCAAAATTTTGGCCAGCGAGGCTATTTACTAATTGACTATTAAATAAAGAGAGTACCATATGGGTTTTAATGATTTCTTCGATGAAGAAAAATTTGACTTCGATGCTGAACGCAAGAAGTTTATAGGTAATTTAGACTACCTCAAGTCTATGTCTGTACAAGAACAAACATTATATAAAAAGTGGATGGAGTTTAATGCTGATGTCTACTCTATGACGCAGAAAGCATCAAAGTTTTCTAAGATAGAAAAGTCTATCTGGCTACCTAAAGATATTAACAATAAAGAACAAACTATCAAAGAGATAGAAGCCTTAGAACCTTACGTTGAGATGACCGAACAAGGTAATACAGAACAGAATGAGATGTGGACATTGGTTCGTAGGTTGATTCACACTATGGAGTTTACTGCTAATCCTGGCAGAAACGTAAAGTTCTATGTAAAGGATAAAGTTAGTGGTAAGATATTGGGTATCATATGTTTAGGTTCTGATGTAACATCATTAGGAGCTAGAGATACTTTTATCGGTTGGAGTAAAGACAATAAATTTAAAGATGGTAAACTTAAACACACATCTATCGGTACAACTATATGTTGCGCTCAACCATTAGGTTTTAATTTCTTAGGTGGTAAGTTAGTAGCCGCTATGGTTACATCATCGGTAGTTAGGGATGCTTGGAAGAAGTTGTATGGACAAACCTTAGTTGGTTTATCTACCACATCTCTTTATGGTATTCATTCTATGTATAACTCTATACCACTTTGGAAAACATTAGGTTCTTCATCAGGTAAGATAGCTCTTAAACCAGATGACGAAACTTATGATGTATGGCATCAATGGTTAAAAGAAAATCAATCAGAAGAGTATCTGAAACAGACTACGCAAAAAGAAGGTGTAGCGGGTCCTCCAACAGGCGTAAAACAAAAGGTTATCAATATGATATTCAGAGCAGTTGGAGTTAAAGCATCAACCTATATGCATGGATTTAAGAGAGGTATCTTTTATGCTGATATGTATGAGAATGGTAAGGAGTTCCTGAGGGGAGAGATAGAAGAAAAAGATTTAAAGATGAAACAAAAGTATATTGATGATAGTGATTACATTATGAATTGGTGGAAACCTAAAGCTATCAAAAGGTATACTAAGTTATTTGATGAAGGTAAACTTAAACCAGAGAAGTTATTCTACGGCGACATCGTGGGAAAAACTTGGGAAGAAACAAAAAAGTTGTACTTGAGTGAAGTTGGAAGGTAGTGAGTAAAAAAATAAATAAAAAATTGTATTTCGTATATTTGGCTGATATCTATTATAGATTGCTTTATGAAGTAATAGAACATAATATTAACCAAGTAAAATCTTTCTTCTTGAAGAAGATTAGAAATGGAGTTTTTAAAATGAAAAAAAACCTACACCCCTCAGTTGTCAGTACAGCAGATTGGATTGACAATTTAATTAAACAAGAACGTAAAACATCTCAAATTCTCAAATCAATTCGTAAAAATGGATTGAAGAGAAATTTCTATACTGAAAATGAAAGAAACTTAGTAAGTAATGTTACTGAGTCAATCAAGTTTAGAATTGAGTTGTCTAAACAATAATACATGAAGTCAATGGACTTATGTATAAACCGTAACTGCTAGTTTATCTCTTTGGAGTAAATTAGTTTAACAATAGGAGTTGTAAATGGAAAACAACAAAGTAGACGTACTTAAAACGGATGAAGTTGTAGAAGCTTATATAGATAGTGTATTTGATAAGAATGATACTTTACCATCAAGTGATGATAATGCTAAGTTTAGTGTTAGCTTTTGTAAAAACGCTATGATAGACTTATCACCTAAAGAGTATCAAAGAGAAAAAGTGGCTACTTACGCTTGGAAAGTAGAACTCATAAAAACTTTACTAGTTCATAGTCATTACAGAATACCATCAATACATTTCAGAATCTTTCGTAATGAAAAAGAAGCTAGGGATGTTATTTGTTATGAGGTAGTTGATGGACAACAGAGATTGAGTGCAATACTTGAGTTTATCAATGATGCTGATTTTAAACTACCAGATGATTTCCCTAAAGTTTCAGGTAAGTTTGATATAAGTGGTATGAACTTTAAAGAAGTATCTGCAAAATATCCTACTCTTCGTAGTAAGATATTGAACTATGGTTTATCAGTAACTTTGTATGATAACTTTACTGATGATATGGTTTCACAACTTTTCGTTGATGTTCTAAATAATACTAATGATTTAAAACCTCAAGAAAAAAGAAACGCTATTCGTAGTGCACTTGCTAAGTATGTAAGAGAAACTTCTCGAACAGGTTCTCTACATAAATTGTTTACTAGAATAACTGAGAATCCGAAGACACCTGAAGAAAGACATTACTGGAAATACTTCTCAAAGAAATTTGGATTAGGTCGTATGGAAGGAGATGAGTGGTTAGCTGAACTTATTTATCTTTTCCTAAAAGGAATGTCCTCTGGCGTTACTCAATCTAAATTAAATGACTTTTACAAAAAAACAGCTGTTGTAAAAGACCATCCAGAAGAATGGAATTTCAAAGATGAATTGAAAACTTTAGACTTTTCTAAGTTGGATAAGGAAATAGATTCACTCCTTTCATCTATGCTTGAAATAATCAAAGCTGCTGGAGATGATAATAGACACAGATTTAATAGAGTTTTTTCTCTATTCGCAGTTTTGTTTCTATATGAAATGAAGGTTAAGTACAATTGTACTCAAGTTGATTACAAAAAGTACACTACCAATCTTATGAAGACGTATGATAAGTGGTTAGAACCTAAAACTTATCGTAATAGGGTTCAACACGATGGTTCTACTGTTATGGATAAGTTTTCTAAACTGTTTGGTGGTAAAAACCCTAATGTTTTCAAAACTGCTGAGATGATTTGTCTTGAAGAGATAAACGGTAATCCTGCGGATTGGGGCTTGGTTGAGCTCGATTCTCGTACATCTTTTTCTAAAGATGATATAGAACGTAGGTTGGCTGAAAATGGTGGTGTGTGTGATTATACAGGCGAACCATTAAAGTTTGCAGATGCAGTTGGAGACCACGATATTCCTCGTAGTTGGGGTATAGGTCTTGGTGGTGATACGGAATACCACAACCTAAAAGTAACGACTAAATATCATAACCAACAAAAACTAAATATGTGTGGTGATGATTACTTAGAAAAGTTGGGTAAGTTTGCGCAGGCAAAGGCGCAAGCTCGTAAAGCTAAGGAAATGACTGCTTAGTGAACATATTCCAATTCACAGATGTCGAGGATAACGACAAAGAATACAAATACAAAATACTTGTATATCCAAATATAACTTTCTTAAAAGATTTGGAAAAAGATTCTTATGTCGTTGTTCTCGGTAACATCATTAGAGAACTAAATAAGATAAGGGATGATTTATTTTTTACAATCGTATCTCCATCTCATATCAATAGTTTAGACTTTGATAATACTGAACAGATTATAGCTCCTCAGATTAGTTATCCTAATTCTATGAGAATGGCTTTTCCGTTTAAAGAAGTATTTAGTAATATTAAATGGAAAGAATCTGATTACGATATTGTTTACTCTCATTTGCCAGAACACACAGGTAATCTAAAAAATCTATTATGTAACTCTACAAATATATCACCAGTATTTATTGGTTACACGCATTGGACAGAGTTCAAAGAGATTACTAACTATGAGTATCAGGTTGGTTTAGCTTACAACATAGTTGGTCTTTTACAGATGAGTGAGTGTGGTATCAATACACAAGCTCAAAAGAATTTGGTATTGAAAAACGCTAAAGAATATTTTAATGATGATGTAGTTTCTAAATTAGATAAAATATTGCAACCACAATATCTTGGTTGGGAAATACCTAAGTATGAAAAACAAACTACAGATAAAAATATTATTGTTTACAATCACAGGCCTCATACTTATAAAAACTATCCTTGGTTCTTAGAACAGATGGATAGGTTATGGGAAAAAAGAAAAGACTTTGAGGTGTGGGTGCCACTAGCAGAAAGTAGAGAAAGAGAATATATTACAAACGAAAAGTTTGATAGAGTAGGTTACTTCTCTAAGTTATCCTCTTGTCTTGTAGGTGTATGTTGTAGACAAAAGTATGAAGGTTGGGCTATATCAGCTACAGATGGTATGAGTGTTGGTGTACCTTATCTATTTTCAGATGATATGAGTTATCACGAACTAGCAGATGGTGCTGGTATTTATTACAAAGATGGTGATGACTTGATAGATAAGATAGAAGAATTAATAGATACACCAGATTTAAGAAATGAATGGTCAGATAAAGCTTTGTGGAGATTTAAATTTAGTGTGTGGAATGAGGCTATACATCAGTTTAATAGTATGATTGATTACGCAATAGATGAATTACCAATGTTAAAAGCAGACACAGATTCATATAATAAAGTTGTAGACTTTATTCACAAAAAGAAATCGGTAACTAAAAAAGAAATATTAGAACATCTTGGTTGGGGTGTTAGGATATCTTTTAGCGGTTATAGAAATCGTTTAAGAAATGAACCAACAATAAGATTTACAAAAAACAGATATGAGGTTAGATAATGTTGATATACATAATATTCAATGAAGATTACGAATCAAATGCAAAATCATTAAGAGATGCTGTAAAGGCTAAATGGTCGGATGCAAGCATAAATATGATGGGAACACCAAGAACACTATATCAGGTTCAAATTGACAATGAGGTAGTGTATGGTAAAGATTCGGTAACAGATAATAATTCAATAATAGACTTAATAGAAGAGAGGGTATAATGAAACAACTTACAGAACAACAGATATTAGATAATTGGAATAAGTTAATAAAACTTATTGAGGATACATTCGAAGGAGAACGTAAAGACAAACTCTTAGAAATGTATAAGTACTTTGAGAATAGAATGGTAACAGCGCCAGCTAGTGGTAAAGCAGCTTATCACAATGCTATGGTTGGTGGTTATGTAGAACATGTATTACATGTAACTGATTGTGCTCTTAAAATCAAAAACCTTTGGGAGTCTGAAAGAGCTATGATTAACTTTACAGATGAAGAACTTATCTTTGCTGCTATGCATCACGACTTAGGTAAAGTTGGTGATTTAGATAACGACTACTACATACCACAAGACTCAGAATGGCATCGTAAGAACAGAGGTGAGATATTCAAACACAATCCAGCTCTTCAGTATATGACTGTAACGGATAGAGCTATATTTATCCTTAACCACTTTGGTATTAAGATGTCACAATGGGAATACATCGGATTAAGACTAACTGATGGTATGTATGAAGAAGCTAATAAATCTTACTATATGTCTTACAATCCTGATTGGTCATTAAAGTCTAATATAGCTTATATCTTACATCAGGCTGATATGATGGCTACACACATAGAGTTTGATGAGTGGCAAAGAGCAGATGAAGAGGTAAGTAATAAGTTTAAGAAAGCAGTTACTACCGAAGAGAAACCTCAACCATCTGAGAAGTTAAGTGAGAAATCAGCTGACTTATTTGATGAACTATTTGGAGATAAGTAATGATATTAGAAATAAGTCTTGCATGTATGGTTATTTTATTCGTAACTTCATGTTATGTAATATGGAACTTAAATGCAAAGTTAGAATCGTTAGAAACTTGGATAGAGGATTTTATCAACACAATCGCAAAAGTTCAAGCAGATATGAAGAAGATAGATTACAAAGGTTATTTTGAAGCAGACGATGAAGTAGGACAAATATTTAATCAAATTAAAACAACAGTAAGTCAATTAGATAGATTCAAAGGAGAAGAACAATAATGGCAACAGCAGTTACATCAAGTATCGAAACTAAACCAGTCAAAGCTAAACCAAAAGTTAGAATTAGAAAAACTCGTAAAACAAAAAAGAAAGGTAAAAACTATTATTTCAATCAAGGAACTGAAAAAGCTATTATCCGTTATAATAAAACGGATGACGCTCGCTTAAAGAATATAATCTACAATGAACATATCAGAGCTGCTTTCGATAAATTAGCTGAGAATATCATTCATACATTTAAGTTTTATTACTTTGATGTCGGTTCTGTAGAGGTAAAGCACGAGGTTGTATCTTTCTTAGTTATGAACATACATAAGTTTAAAGAAGGTAAAGGTAAGGCTTTCTCATACTTTAGTATCGTAGCTAAAAACTATCTTATCCTTAACAACAATAAAAACTATAAGATGGGTAAGATACACTCTGAAATGAAGGTATTAGATTACAAAAGAAATCTTATGGGTGAGAACACCACCAGCGAAACTGCCGAAAAGTCTGTTTTGTTTGTAGGTGAACTACATAGGTTTTGGGATGCTAACTTAACTAGCATCTTTCGTAGGGATAAAGATATAAGGGTTGCTGATTCAGTACTACATATCTTTCGTATAAAAGAAAATATAGAGAACTTTAATAAGAAGGCTCTTTATATCCTTATTCGTGAGATGACAGGTTCTAATACGCAACATATTACTCGTATTATTAATGTTATGAAGAAGTATAATAAGAGGTTACTGTTAGAATTTGATAAGGAAGGTATGGTTGATGTGAGTTATACTGGCTCACTTGTAAGAGAATAAAACAAAAAGGGAGTTTTTACTCCCTTTTTTTGTGCCTTGTAATATTTTTACCAAAAGTTTTGAAATTGAATATTTATATATAACAACAATTCCAATAAATATCAATGAGGTACAATATGGCAAATGATTATGAAATATTTGAGGGTAAGTCATTATCTGGTTTATTCCAAGATATATACGAAAATACCAAAACAAATAAGACTCAATTAGAAGTTCTTATGAAAGAGGTTGTTGGTTTTATAAAAGACGGTGATACTGCTGTACAGATTATCCCTATGTTAAAAGAATATTTAGAAATAAACGTTAAAAACGATGACCAATTAGTAAAGGTAGCTGCTATAGTACAACGTATAATAGCCGCAGAGAGTAAAGGTACAGGTGAAGATGAGTATGGTTTATCTGATGCTGAGAAGGAACAGTTATTGGGTGCGATAGAAGATGCGGCTACTGATTTACAGAGCCATTCGGATGAGATAGAAGATGACATTAAAAGGATTGAGAATTAATGGCATATAGAAAAAGTTCTCATATTTATAATAGGGAAGTAGACAAAACAGGCCTTACAACTTACGATGATGTTTACGGTATCTTACAAGATAACATAGATCAAATCTCTGAGTTTTACGAAATAGAACCAGCAGTAGTAACTGAAGTATTTCTTGAACCAAAAGACTTACCGTTGATAAACGCTGAAGCTAATAAGAAAATACCTAACTATTTTTACTACGGAACAATCAAAGCTAGATTTATTTACAGTCAAGATAAAGAAGATGAGATTACCGATTACATAAAACCTTTATCCTCGCATATGGTGGTTTATCCTGTAGTTGGAGAAGTGGTGAATGTAGCAACACACGGTGGACAATTGTATTACTACAAACCTCTGAACTTACGAAATAATGTAAATATGAATAGAGCTGCTGGTGCTAAAATTGATGGTGTAGTTAAGCCCGGTATTACAAAATATAATAGAACCTTAGTTTCAAAAAAAGGTGATATAAATATAAATGGTAGGTTTGGTCAAGGAATAAAATTTAGTAGTAACGAAGACTATAGGTTTCCAACAATAAAAATTACTAATGGACAAAACAATGATAGAAGAAAATGGAATGATGATTATTTTCCACATTTACAGAACGTTAATTTAGATGGTTCTACAATACTAATTTCTTCTGGTGAGTTAAGCAATAAAAACGATATTTTAATACCAGCAGCTAATTCTTCTTGGTGGCCTGCGAAATGGAAAACATCCATTACGGGTAATGTAATTATGTTGAACTCTGATAGCTTAGTATTTAACGCAAAAGGAAAAAAAGGAGATATTCACATTTCTGCTACGAGAAATATCAGCTTGTCTTCTAACTATTCAGTTACTTTAGAAGGTGGTGAAAATGGGGTAATAAATTTAGGAGACGCTGACGCTACCAATCCTGTTCTAAAGGGAAAGGAAACAGAAGAATTATTTAAAAAGTTATTTTCAATTTTAACTGATTTTACAAATACTCTTGGTAGTGTAAGTGGATTTGAAGAAGTAAACGATGCTGCTACAGTAATGTTTGATAAAGTCAAAACGTTACAAGAAAATAATTTGCCTGACATTTTTAGTAAAACAGTATACATAATAGACGAAAAGGATTAGGAGAATTTAAATGGCTATAGCTGGTAAGCTTCTAAAGGAATTTATAGAAAACGAAGTAAATAAAAATATAAAAAAATTAGACCACGATGTCGATTGTATTGTAAAGGATTTGAGAGCGGGTAAAGGTGGTGGATTAAATATAAAAAAAACTACAGAATTTATAGAAAAATCTAAAAAAGCAATAGATACTATTGACAAAAATATGGACACTATAAATAAAATACGAAAAGCTTTACAGGCTTCTCAAAAAACAGCAGAGGCTGGTAGAAAAGCTAATGTGATAGCTTCTGCTTTGAATCCATTAACAGCTGCACTTGGGTATGCGGCTGAGTTTGTGGTTAAACAATTAGAAAATGAAGAGAAAGGATTGAGAAATGTTACTAAAGTAGTTCCAAGTATCACTACAAATTATAAGAATTTTTTATCTCGAGCTACAGCAACAATAGCAGCTGCGCTGGCGGCTAAAGCATTGAAAGAAAAAGTTAAGAAAGATAGAACAAATATGGTTGGTTAATATATTTATATAAAACAGTAAGGAGTTAGTTATGGCTAAAACATCAAAATTAGTTAGTTTAATTAAAGAAATAGTTAGACAAGAAGTACAAAAAGAAGTTAAACAGATATTTATTAAGGAAGGAATGAAGTCTATGGCTCAACAAGCTACTTTAGTAGAAGATAATGTTGTAGAGGTTCTTCCTAAAAGAAAACCCAAACCTAAAGAAAAAGTTTCATATACAAAAAATCCTGTACTAAATGATATTTTAAATGAAACAGCTAATGCTGAAGAAATGGATGAATATCCAACTATGGGTGGTGGAACATTTGACAGTACAAAGATGGCACAGGCTATTGGTTATGGAAATACGATGGGTAGTGCTGAAGACAAAAGGAAAATGGGAGCAATACAAACTGCTCAAGCAGCCGGTGTTGATACTTCGAACAAAGCAGTACAAGATGTGATGGGTGATTTAACAAGAGATTATAGAGATGTAATGAAAGCGATAGATAAGAAAAAAGGTAAATGATGAGCGTAATAGCAAACGATTTAAATGAAGATGTGTATATTGGTGTAGGGTTACCGTTAAATCACAACAAAGATGGTTTCTTTAATAGAACAAAAACATCTTTAGAACAGACAAAATCTAATATTGAAAATCTTCTACTTACAAGAAAAGGGGAAAGATTAGGTAATCCAAATTTTGGATCTAACCTGTTTGCTGTTTTATTTGAACAAGAAGGAGATGATATAGAAAGTAAAGTAGAAGAAGCTATTCGTTCTGCTATGAGTGAATTTTTACCTTTTGTAATAATAGATAATATAGAAACTAAATTTTCTGTTAGAAATAATAACGCTATAAATGTTTCTATGCAATTTTCTTTGAACGTGGATACAACCTCTTCAGAAAATGTATCTATTGATGTGACAAATTATTAAGGAGATAGGCAATGCCATATTCTACACCTAAAAAATCAGTAAAGGAAGTTAGATATCTAAATAAAGATTTTACATCTTTTAAAAGTAATTTAATAGAATTTGCTAAAATATATTTTCCAAATCAGTATAATGATTTTAATGAATCTTCTCCAGGTATGATGTTTATAGAAATGGCTTCGTATGTGGGTGATGTTCTTTCCTACTATGTAGACAATCAGTTTAAAGAAAGTTTACTGGCTTTTGCTGAAGAAAAGAAAACTATTTATAATATGGCACAATCTTTGGGTTACAAACCAAAATTAGCAACAGCAGCTTCGGTTGGTTTAGACATATTTCAAACAGTACCAGCAACATCTACAGGAGAAGGAGATGGGTTTCAAACAAATCCTGATTTAAGCTATGCTGTAAGTATTAAAGCTGGGATGGAAGTTTTATCAGAAACAGGTGTTTCTTTCATTACAACAGAAGATTGTAATTTTAAATTTTCAAGTTCTTACGACCCAATGAATATTTCTATTTATGAAAGCTCTGGAGATACACCAGTAACTTACTTATTACAAAAATCAATTAAGGCTTCAAGCGGAAATGTTACTACAGAATATTTTCAATTCAATGACGCTGAAAAATATAAAAGAATAGCTTTAGCTAACACAGATGTAACTGAAATTATTTCTTGTACAGATAGTGATGGAAACAGTTGGTATGAAGTTCCTTTTTTAGCTCAAGATACTGTATTTTCGGATATGGAAAATTTATCAACCAATGATGACGAATTGTATACATATGCTGACCAAGCTCCGTATCTACTGAAACTTTTAAAAACCGCAAGAAGATTTACAACTTTTATTAGAGAAGATGGTAAAACTGAAATAAGGTTTGGTGCTGGAACATCGGATAGTCCTGATGAAGAAATTATTCCAAATCCTGATGAAGTAGGTTCGTCTTTGCCAGGTTCACCATCCTACCTAAATACGGCTTTCGATCCTTCTAACTTTTTAGCAACTAAAGCATATGGACAAGCTCCATCTAATACCCAACTAACTATTCGATATAGATATGGTGGTGGTGTTAGTAATAATGTTAGAGCTAATAGTCTTAGAAATGTACAATTCTCAAACGTAACATTAGATGAGACTGGATTATCGACTGCTTTAGTTACTCAAACACAAAATTCTGTTGCTGTAAACAATCCTTTACCCGCGTCTGGTGGTAGAGGTGTTGAAAGCGTAGTAGAGGTTAAGAATAACGCTCTAGCTTACTTTCAAGCACAAGCAAGAGCTGTAACTAAAGAAGATTATATTACGAGAATTTATGCTTTACCCGCAAAGTATGGTAATGTTGCTAAAGCTTACATTGTACAAGATACACAATTAGATAGTCAATCAGGAGCTAACTCAGATAGTAGAGTTATAAATCCATTAGCACTTAACTTATATGTATTAGGATTTGATGCTGGTAAAAGATTGGCTAATGTAAATCAAGCAGTTAAAGAAAATATACAAACTTACCTAACACAATTCAGAATGGTTACAGACGCTGTAAATATAAAAGATGCTTTTATAATTAATATAGGTGTTAGTTTTAGTTTACTGACTAAAAGTGGATACAATAAAGAAGAAGTTGTATTACGAGCAATACAAAAAGTAAAAGACTTTTTTAACATAGACAAATGGCAAATTGGACAACCTATTGTACTAGCCGATTTAGCATACCAAATATCTTTAACAGATGGAGTTTCTGCTGTAGTTCCACCTGAAGATAATAATCCAAATGGTTTACCTGTACTGATAAGCAATAAGTTTAAAGAATCAGATGGATATTCTGGAAATGTTTACGACACAGCCACAGCAACTAAAGGTGGTGTGGTTTATCCGTCACTAGACCCAAGTTGCTTTGAGTTAAAATTTGCTAACGCTGACATAGAAGGTCGTGTAGTCGGTGATTCGGCTGGAAGTCCTGGTAATTCTAATGGAGGGTCTTACTAATGAATTATTTTATTTTTCCTGAATCAGATACAACCATATATCAGGCAACTGGTAGTTCTAATACTGGTCTTGATGAGATATTAGAAGTAACAAAAACTATGAGCACTGCTGGCGGTAATGTAAAAGTATCTCGTGTTTTAATTAAATTTGACATAACTGATATTTCAGGTTCTATCGTAGACGGAACTATTACAAATCCAAAATTTTATTTAAATATGTATGACGCTAATTCTCAAAATTTAACCACATCTCAAGAATTGTACGCTTATCCTGTAAGCTCTAGTTGGGTTGAAGGTGAAGGAACGCGTGGTGACAGCCCAATAACATTAGAGGGAGCTAGTTGGAAATATAGAGATGGCTCTACAAATAAAAGTTTTTGGAGTGGTTCAGCAACTGAAGCTGAAGGTGGTGCTTGGTATGATAATTACTACGGATCACAATCATTTCAATTTGAGACATCAGATATGCGAATGGATGTTACTCCTGTTGTTAATAAGTGGTTAGATAGTACATATGTAAACGATGGTTTTATAATTAAAAGAAGTGGAAGTTTTAATAATGAAGACACTAATACTGATGAGGGAAGTTCAGAAAGATTAGGAGAGTTCAAATTTTTCTCTAGAAATACACATACAATATATCCACCAAAATTAGAAGTAGAGTGGTTTGATGCTAAATGGAACGCAGGTTCATTATCAGCATTATCGTCAACTGAATTAGAAGATTTGTCTTTCTATATGAAAAGTTTAAGACCTGAGTATAAAGAAAAATCAAAAGTAAAATTTAGAATAGTCGGTAGGGCTAAATATCCTACTAAATCTTATTCAAACACTAGCTCAGAATACCTAACTGTAAAAACATTACCTAGTGGTAGTGTAGAAAACATAGGCGGAGATGGTACTTACTATTCGGTAAGAGATACTCAAACTGAAGATGTTATCATACCTTACGGTACAGGCTCATTAGTAAGCTGTGACTCAACAGGAAACTACTTTAACCTTTGGATGAATGGTTTACAGTCAGAAAGATATTACAAGTTTGAGTTTAAAGTTATTAGTGGAAGCAATACAGTCGATGAAACCGTACAATACTATGATGACGATTTCGTGTTTAAAGTTGTGAGATAGAAAATGCCATACACACAAGAGGAATTAAAAAACCTATCGTTTTATCAAAATTTAATTGATGAAGATGAGCAAAAATATTTAAATAGAAAGGCTCTATTGACTTTAAAATCTAGCCTATCAGGTTCAGCAGACAATGGTGAGCTTGTGTATAGAGATAAAAGTGGAGCAATATTAGTTTTTGAAAATCCTTACACAAATACATTAAATGAAGATTCGAACACAAAAGTTGTGTATGATACCAAGTTAAAATTATTGAAAACAACAGCAGCTGATACTATCATAGACGAGGTATTAGATAGAGATTTTGAGGAGTTATAGTGGCTAGTCAACTAACAGAGAAAGATAAACAATTACTGGATGCAAATCTTCCAACGAAGGTGGGGTTAAAGCCTTATGAGGATGGCTTATGGGGTTCTCAAGGTAGTAAAGATTTTGTTCATTTACAATTATTTGACGAGAACAACAACCTTATTCAATTTGAAACTGTGTCCACTTCTCAATTTGAAATAAATCCTAATAATAATAATATTGAATTTTATCCTGGAAATCACATCAGGAGTTTAGGTTACGAAAGTGGTATATTTGTTGTAAGATATAACTTTTTGAGAAAATTAGCTGGTAGTGAAAATCCTGTATTGTTACACACGATAAGTAAAACCGACACTAAGGTTGGCGATGTATATACTGATACGAGTAGGATTTACATAACTGATGATTCTATAGTATATTCAGGTACAGAGCAGGAGTATAAGGATAATCCATCTGGTGCAGAAGTATTAGCCATAGAAGATTTAAAGTATAGAATAGATGTTATATCTCCAAATAGAACTGAGGTTAGATTAAAAGCTAAGAATATAAATGGTACTTACAAAGATGAGTTTATTGATATACAGACTGCTATAATCGTAAAGCAAGTTACTAATAATATTAGTTTTTTAGGTGGTACACTATATGATTCTGTAAACATATCGTTGACTCCTGAAAATGGTGGCTTTGTATTTACACCCAAAATGATAGACGGAACAATAACAATACCAGATATATTTCAGATAAGTCAAATAGAAGTTCCTGTAAAGACTAATATAAATGCTGTTAAAAATGGAGAGGGCGAAAATATTTTTCTTCAAAACAATGGTGAGCCAGTAGATATAGCAAATTCAAGAGAGTGGGATACTACATTGCACGATGACGCAATTAGAGTAGAAAATTGGAGTGATGGGTACAATAGTTTTAGTGGCGGTACTTTTGGGGGAACGGCTCATATAGGTTATCATGCAAAATGGGTTAAAGAAGAAGGTGTAGTCGGTGGTAATTGCATTAAATTTACAGACCAAAATGCTAGTTTTATAGATTTGCCTGAATGGCCAAACGATCAAAGATATCGTTGGTTGGGAATTTCTCAAAAAATTTCTTCATTAAATGGAAAAGGTGTTAAAGATGGCGATATCGCCAGTATAAGCTTTGATATAAGAAGTACGGTGGCGAATAAAGGAGTTGAGATATCTTTACGATATGCTAATTCTCTTGTTCAAGAAAATATACCTCTAACTGCTCCTGCGGGATTTTATGACCCAAACCAACCTGGTCCGACTGAAGCTCAACCTACATCTCCACCAGAAGGATATTCTCAAAATAGTATGGCAAGTGCTCAAGCAATACAAACAAAGCCGGATGAAACGGAATTACAAATGTTAACCACTCATTCGGATATGGTTTCATTTCAGTCTTATATAAAGCCAATGGCTCCAAATTTTGGATTAAGAGATCCTCAAATCGGCGATAACAATGCAAGTACAACTTTACCAAATCAAACCGCTGCTTGGAAAATAGGAAATATATTTGATGATGGTGATGTGGTTTATCAATGGATTCCTGATTTAGAAGAGGATTTAAAAATAGGAACTAAAAGTTTAGGAGAAGAGTGGGAATGGGATGGTTACTCGTGGTTAGTGTCTCCGACATTAGCTAACTTTCCACCACCACCTCCAAATACAGTAAATAATCTCAATGCTGTTAATCACCACCCTTATGTACCCAAAACACAAGGTGTATATAGTAGTAATGACGCTTATTATCCAAGAGAAAATTTTCCTGGTGAAAATAATGGTTGGCAAACCGCGACAGTAGTTGGAAATAACGCCACTGCTTTACTTTTTAAAGATGATTTAATATGGAAACAAAAACACGATAACACAAATAATAATTTATCTAAATTTGATTTTTATACTTTTGATGAATATTTTCCTGCACACATTTATACGCCTCCTGAAGAAGTACTAGAAACGTTTAATCCGTTTGAAGCTGCTATATTGGCAAATTCGATTGGTAGAGGAATTAGGGATGTAATTGTTGATGTAGACACCAATAAAAAACTATATGATGATATTTTTGAAAAAGGATTTATTCAGAGTGTTACTCGTGGCCCAAATAACGATGGTACTGTTAAAAGTGGCTTATATTTAGTATTTTATAATAACGGAGATATCGGTGGGGATGGTATACCAACAGAAGATTCTAACAAATACTTCTACGTTCACAGAAATTATGGAGTTTTAGATACCTACAATGATGGTGTGCTTGTACAGTTTTTGAAAGATATTAATGGTGGTTTGAATCAAAAAGTTATAGACAATGAGTTAAAACTAGAGTGGTTTTTTAAAAAAGACGGTAGTAAGTTTAAATATTATATTCATGTTGGTGAAGAATATTATTCAATAAAAGATGCCGACCGTAAAATAAAAGAACAAGATATTACTGGTCCTGATGATGTTAGTGATGGGTTTCCAGGATCAGAAAATGCTGATGCTATACTAGGAAAAGTTGGTGGGTTTGGAAGATATCGTTACATTATAGGTGACAGGCAACTTAGGTCAAAAAGTAATACTGGCGATGGAACAGACAGAGACAAAGATATAAATGATAAATTTTATAGATGCGGTGAATATATCTCTAAAGATACACCAGTAACATATGGAGTCAGAAATATAAGCGCTACAAACTATGGTGTTCAAAACGAAGATGGTGAGGTTATTAATTCTGAAGAGGAGCCTGTATACGACAATGATAATGGTATTTATAATTTTGAAAACAACCCAACACAAGAAGGAACATTAAGTCCTCTTGGAGTTTGGAAATGGAGTGGTAATTTAGATACAGGATGGGTTACAAATGCTTTAACTCCTCCAAGGTACAACTATACATCACCAGGAATTACAAAAGCTTGGGTTTCTCCTGAGATAGCCGGCGAATGGGTAAATGTAAGTGCTGAGATACCAATACCATCTGATTGGGAATTAGGTCAAGATTGGTTTTTATATATCTATGGGGATGGTTCTCACACAAATGCTGAAAATGCTTCTGCTTATAGACAACAAGGAGTGGTTTGGGTAGATAACGTTTCTATAGATTTTATTCTTAAAGACCAATCTGAAACTATACCTGTCTATAAACCTTATAGTGCTCAGATAAAAACCATAAATAATGATGGAACTTTAATTACTGTAGACAAAACATTAAGAGAGGCTGCTTTAGAAATAGGAGCCAACGATGATTTTGAAAATGGCGGAGAAGGAGATGGTAATCCTGATATTTACAACTTAACAGAAAACTTTAATTTTGAAAATTTTAAAGTCACTTATACAAATTTAAATCCAAAGGATTTAAGAACCTATCTTAAATTCGAAAACAATTTATTTCTAACAACCAATTTTAAATCAGACAGAGTTAGTGTAAGCCAATTTCCTTACTCTATAGTATATAAATTATATGAACCATTACCTGATAGTTATGAAAAATTCGATGAATGTATTGTCGTTAAAGAAATGGCAAATCCATTAGAAGAAAAAGTTAGAATAATAGATTTTGTTAATGAAGAAGAGCCATCATTAGTTCTTAGGTCTCCTGATTTGAATAATGTAGAAAGTCCAGTACAGAGAAGAGAAACTCAATTCAAAACAGAAGCTGATATATTGACTTCTTCTACTACAGTATCGACAGCTCTTAGAAATAAATTTTTAAGTCAAAGTTTAGATAGTGTAGAGATAAATACAGACTATTCTAAATATGAAAATTTTGTAAATTTTGGTTCAGCTGAAGTTAGGATTAGAAACTTTAAAACAAAGTTAGAAAATATAGAACAATATAAAATAGATAGTGCTTCTTATTCTGGTGTAAGCGGTTCTTTAGGGGATATGAGTGTTTATCATCATAAAATAATAGATACAGAAAACAAACTTGATAGGTTTGAAAATTATATGTATTTTAAAAGTTCTTCTTACGTTAGTAGTTCTATTGGAATATTTCATGATAACGCGTGGCCCAAAGCTAGTGGAGAAGGAACTGTAAATAGTCCTTATGTTTTAGCACACACCACATCGTCTCAAGCTAATACTTGGTTTACAAACGCTGTAAACTCTGCATCACTTTATGATTTAGAAAATAATTCAAAACTAAGTGACATACTTCCTGAACATATAAAAATTGATACAAAAAATGATACATATCTAAGATTTACGGATATGATAGGACAACACTTTGATGGTATATGGGAATACATAAATGCAGTTACAGATGTTACTGATAGAAGGGATAGGTTAGACGAAGGAATTTCAAAAGATTTATTGTACTCAGTTGCTAAGTCTTTAGGTTGGAACTTAAATGATGGAAAAGACTTATTGAGTTTATCTAGATATGCTTTGGGTAAAGAGGTAACTGGTTCGGCTTATTCTGATTATTCAGCTACATCTGAACGTGATATATCAAGAGAGATATGGAGTCGTATAATAAACAACATGCCTTTTTTCTTAAAGAATAAGGGTACTGTTAGGGCCTTGAAGGGCTTAATAAATGTTTATGGTATCCCATCAACCATTTTAAGGGTTAAGGAATATGGAGGACCTGCTTTATCAGATGATGCATCTCCACAATTTGAAATAACAAGAAAATTTACGAAAGCTTTAGATTTCAAAGGCGCTCAATCTGTGAAAGTAGCTTGGGCTGATGATTCAACATCAGGAAGAAAACCTGATACTGTAGAGTTTAGGTTTAGAGCCGCTACTGGTTCAAATCAAATACTTGTAGAAAAGCAAGATAATAACAATCAAGATTGGTTTATAAGATTAAAGGACAATGGTTCTGTAGACAACTATGGTCAAGTTTCATTTATGTTATCAGGCTCTGCTGTTGGTAAAGATTTAGGCGAACTTAAAGAAATTACTTCAACATCTTTGCCTGTATATGACGGTGATTTCTATTCGGTTATGGTTAATAGAACTTTAGGAACTAGCAATACTGCTGTATCCCAATCTTATCAGCTTAGTGTTGGTAAGTATGATGCAAGTAGAAGTAAGATACATTTATATAGTACATCTACTATGGATGTTACACAAGCTGCTTCGTCTTCGTTTAGTAATGCTTGGACAGGCAGTGGTGACATTTATATTGGTGGTAGTGGTAGTCTAGCAGATGTGGGGGCTCAGTTTAGTGGTTCTATTATGGAATACAGACATTGGACAGAGATATTAAATACAGGTTCGTTTAAAAATCATATAGCTAATCCAAAAGCTTACGATGGTAATACTGTATCGTCATCTTATAGTAACTTAGTTTTAAGGTATTCATTTGATGACAATAAAGATTTAAGTTCCGATATAGAGGGTATTAGGGATGTTAGTTCAAACCAAACCCAAACATTGTCAGGTTCACATAGTGGTTTTACAGGAAACTTTTTTAGAAGTGTTGTTGATGAATTGAAAACTCATATACCAAGCATAGGTGCTTTAAGAAGAACTACAGACAAAATTAGGATTGAATCTAATAATTTAAAGCCAGGCTTTGCTCTAAGTTCAGAACACAGAGCTACTGATAGTGCTTACGATACCGCTCCAAGCGATTCGAATAAAGTTGGAATATGGCTCGCTCCTACTGATGTTATAAATAACGATATTATTAACTCCGTAGGTAATTTAAACTTTGAAGATTATTTGGGTGACCCTAGAGATAAAGAAGAATTGAGCTACAGAGGCTTAAATTATGTAGCTGATAATTACTGGAAAAAATACACAGCGCCAAACAATTTTTGGGATTATATGAGAATGATTAAATATTATGACCAATCATTATATCCACAACTGAGAAAATTAATACCAGCTAGAGCAAAGCCAGATATTGGATTGTTAATAGAACCTAATATCTTTGAAAGACCAAAAGTTGTCGTTGGTAAAACTCCTGATTTAGAAAATACGTATTTTAGCTCTTCTATAGACATAGGAAAAGAATTTGTGCGTGTAACAAGTTCATTTAACGCTGGGTTACCAATAACTAATTATGATGCATATACAGCTAACATTGATGTCTATAGTTATACAACCGGCTCATCTGTTATCTCATCTAGTGCCGAAAATTTACTTTATGAGGCTAGTAGTTCAGAAGCTAGAGATATTTTTATAGAAAGAAGCATTTGGCAAAGACTGAATGATAATGACGAATTTTATTCAAACGTAACAATGTCTTTTGGAGACACATTAAATGGAGTAAAGGGTGGTAAACAAGTATTCGTAAGCGGTTCTAGAGTGTATGGAATAAATGAAAGAACTTCAAATTTTTATACTTCATCAGCCGATGCTTTAATATTCAATGAAAACTCTTCATCCTTTCACAATACGGATTTAGATAACTTTAGTCACCTAACTCAAGGACTTAGAAATTCATTTTACATTGGAGTTAAGAATACTAAAAAAACTACATCAGATAACAATTCTCCTGTAGAGGTAATAATATCAGCACCAACTAAACTTGTAACAACTGACCAAGGAGGATCTTCGTTGGATACAGGAGATGGTATAGTTCCAGATTTTAAAGAGGGTGATGATAAAGACGAAAAGGTACTAAGTAAAACATACGAAGAATTACAAATAAAAAATAAAGGTAAGAAGTTTGGACTCAAATCATTAAGCAAAACTTCAGAAAGCGATATGGATAGGATAAAGAAAAAGAAAAAGAAAAAGATTAAGAAACTATCGGATGAAGGTAAATTAATTTTAGAGAAAACTCCCGATGATAAACAAATTAAGTTTGAAAATGTATCAAAATCTATAGAAGAATTGATGGAAGTCGAAAGTAATGAAATACTAAAAAAACAGGTAGATAAACTGAAAGAAGATGGTATACTGAACGAAAAGCAGGTTGAAAAATTAATCGATGATGGTGTATTGAAAAATGAGAAATAAATAACAAAAATTTAATATTGTGATATTTATATATGAATCACATTAAACAAAAATTTCAAAAAAAATATATTAGGAGTAAATTATGGGATTTCTAAACAACACTACTGTAACTGTAGACGCTATATTAACTAAAAAAGGTCGTGAGTTATTAGCACAAGGTACAGAAGCATTTAATATTACAAAATTTGCATTAGCAGATGATGAAATAGATTACAACTTATTTGATGTATCGCATCCAAATGGTAGTGACTTCTATGGTAAGGTAATTGAGAATATGCCACTTTTAGAGGCAATACCCGATGAAAATCACGTTATGAGATATAAGCTCGTCACACTTCCTAAAAATAGTATTAAAATGCCAATTGTTTCAGAATTAGCAGCAATAACTTTTAAAATTGATGATGGATTGCAAGGTCAATCTCCTGTAGTTGAACCAAATACCAGAAATGTCAATGATTCTTCATATACTTTTATATTACACGATCAATCAGTCTGTACTATGACGGTAGAATCAGCGGCTGGTGGTAATGTTGGTGCTACTACACCATTCTTTTTAGGAGATGATGATGCTCCAAACAGTAAGACATTAACTGCTAAGTCTGTTAGAATCGGTGTATCTCCTGTAGATAAGAAAAAGGTTACTCAACTTACTATAATCGGTAATGATACAGGCGCTACGACATCTATAACAATAACTAACCCTGTAACAATATCATCATTGAGTTAAGGAGTAAAAAATGGCAATTTATAAAACATTAAATATAGAAGAGGAAAATTCCTTAGTATCAAGCGATGTTGTAACTAACGTAAAAGATGTAGTTTCATCTGGAATGTGGGCAGATGGAGCAGGAACACTAACTTCTTTCTTCACATCTTCAACGCAGAGTTCCAGTAACCATCAGTATTTTTTAGATGTACATGCAGCAGATCCACAATCGGATTCAACTGCTAAACCACAATTTTCAGTAGCTTATGGACATTTCAATGGAAGTGGTTCTGCTGGTGCCATAGGAGTTGATGGTAATAGAGCATCAGCTGCTATATACAGACAGTTAGCTAATACTCTTTTAGGACCAAATGAAGAAAAATTTAGTTTTGCTGCTTCGGATGGCGCTCACACAAAACCTGAATTTGTTTATGCAATATCAATTGCTAGACAACAACTTCGTGAGAAGATGGATCCAGGCAATTGGGAGCTACATTTAAGTGGTAGTGGTGGACCAGATAATGTGATGAAATTAATTGACGATAGCAATGCTACTACAAATCCTGAAATAAATCAAGGTGGTAGAGTATTTAACATAGTTTCAGGCTCTATTAGCGGTGGTACTGCTACTACAAAGATTCCAGCTACTTCTCAACCAGGTGGTGGTCTTGGATTATTTTATCCTGATATGGGTATTTTAATACTCAATGGACCTGTAATTTCATCTCCAATGTCAGCCTCATTATCTGCTTCTGTTGCTTCTAACACAGAAGGTGGAAATGTAGGTAAATTTTATGAAAAAATTGAATTGGGCAGTTACTTTCAGGCAAGAAGAGAAGAAGTAATAAGCTCACAACATTATTTTTGTAGAGTTCCTAATAAAGAGTTTAACTTTAGTTCAAATCCAACATTTACTTCTGGATCTCAAGGTAATTTTACAGTTCCAACTTTTTATAGAAATCCAAAATCTTTTATAACACAAGTCGGATTGTACAATGACAATAATGAACTTTTGGCTATTGCCAAATTGAGTAAACCATTACTAAAATCTTATTCAAGAGAAGCTATAATCAAAGTTAAATTAGACTTTTAACTTGGGAGATATAGGTCATGTTTAAGAGACTCGACCCAAGAGACATTAATGTAACACCATTTAAAGCTCATAAAGAGTTTACTGTCACTAATGTAGATAGTGGTAGTGGTGTATATGGTTTTAGAGCTATTAGTTCAAGTGCACATAATTTTGATACTGATACAGCACATAATTTTGATACTGATACAGCACCAAAGACAACTTTTGATTCTGCTAGTTTTTACCAAATGCCAAGTTGGTTTATGATTAACCAATTGTATTATCGTGATACTGAAAATTACTACAATCATTTAGGTTATAGTAACAATACTCAGTATAAATTACTTCAGCCATCCGCTTCTATTATCTCAGTATCCAAAGACTTATTTGGCGAAAGAATAAAACCAAAATCTATTACATTAACAGATGACAGTACTTCTGCTACAGTTACGATCGTGGATGATGGTAAAGGTAATCTTTACGACAATGATTTTTCATCAAGCTTTGCTGAATTTGCTGCTGGACAGTTTGAAGATTCTGATATAATAAAATCTACTGGTAGTTTTGCCGGCAATGTCTTTTATGAACAAGGGTTATTAGTGTTCACAAATACAGGATCTAGATTTGTAGATATCGGAACTGGTTTAGGAACTGATGGTTATAGTTTGAGATATAAGTCTCAAACAACTATCAGAGAACATTCATATACTTGTGTAATAGGCGAAGGTGAAATGAATACTACAAATAATATTTCAGTTACCTTTGAAAGAAGTGGTAGTATAAATGTTTCTGGCTCTGATAGTTGGAGATTGTTTCCTCCTGGTCACGCAGCTGCTAAATCAGGCTCTTACAAACACTACTATGGAGCAGCCGGTAAGTATGAAAACTTCGTAACACATTCTAATTTTGAACCATACATTACTAAGGTTGGTTTATATAATGATTTTAATGAGCTTATAGCTATTGGACAATTAGCTAAGCCTGTAAAAAATGATAAAGAGTTAGCTTTAGATATAAATGTAAGGTTTGATGTATAATGGGTAAGTTTAAAAGGATGATGGAAGTTTCTTTTCTAATGGAAAGAATGGATTATCAAGACACTGCATCCCAATTAGTAAAGCAGTATGGATTGAAGTCTAAAATTAAATTTGGTAGTGGAAAGAATTTTGGTGAATACATTCCTGAAACCGATACAATAACTCTTAGAAAATCATATCCATCTGTAAAAGAATTTCTGATGACTATATTACACGAAATAGGACATGCACTTGATGCTAAACGAATAGGTGTAAATAAGTATATAAAGAAATACACACAAGCAGGAACAATGGCTGCTTATGATGGATTAGATCCTCACGATGATAATAAGTGGGAAGAGAAAGCAGAAAAGTTTGCTGAAAAAGAATTATCAAAATGGTTATAAATAAAATCGTATAATAGTTTTTTTCTGTATATATATTACTGTGTTAACATACAATTTGGTTTTAAAAAATTCTATTAGGTTTTTTAATAAGAAATCTTTGCCCTGAATTAACCAAATCTTAGTTAAGTATTAACAAGTAACAAGTACAAGTATAAGTACAAGTAAAACAAGTATAACTTATGAAATCAAGAAGTGCCAAGAACAAAGGCAAAAGACTTCAGAACAATGTAAGAGATCTTTTGTTAGAAACATTTAATCAATTAGAGCCCGATGATATTAAATCAGCTATTATGGGTGAATCAGGAGAAGACATCAAATTATCTCCAGCGGCTCGAAGACTAATCCCTTATTCATTCGAATGTAAGAATCAAGAAGCATTAAACATATGGTCATCATTAGAACAAGCAGAAACAAATAGTGGTGATTACGATCCTGTTTTGATATTTAAAAGAAACAGAACTAAAACATACGCAGTTATTAACATAGAAAAATTTATAGAGCTAATCAATGAGTCAAATAGTAAGTCTACTAAATAGGGTTGTAGGAAATAGAGGAAGACAATTAAAGAAAGCCAATGAGTATATGTATTGGTCTCCGTTTACCTCTCATCATAAACCGAAACTACAGATAAACACACAAACACAGAAATGGCATTGTTGGGTTTCCAATCAAGGTGGTCATAAACTATATCAGCTATTTAAGAAGTTAAAAGCTAGTAAAGAACAATTCGATGAACTTACAGACTTGGTTGGCGGATTCCAATCACTATCATCAAATCGTGAGAAAGTCAAGGAAAATATTGTAAGATTACCAAAAGAGTTCAAACCTCTTTTGTCAAATGGTAATAGCATAATCGCTAAACATTCGAGAGTTTATCTTAACAACAGAAACGTTTCTAATGGGGATATTCTTCGATATGGGATAGGTTATTGTGAAGAGGGTATGTATAGTAACCGTGTCATTGTGCCTTCCTATAACAGCGATGGAGAACTTAATTATTTTGTCGGTAGGGATATCTATGAGGGTGGCTTTAAATACAAGAATCCTCCTGTATCTAAAGATGTTATTGGGTTTGATTTGTTTATAAATTGGAATGAGCCTATCATATTATGTGAGGGTGTTTTTGATGCTATAGCGATAAAGCGAAATGCTATACCTCTTTTCGGTAAAACCATACCAAAATCTCTTAAAAAGAAAATATACGAAAAAAAGGTTAAGGAGATATATATATTATTAGACAAAGATGCTATTTCTGATGCTATAAAGATAACGGATGATTTAATGAAAAATGGTATTAATGTTTATTTTGTAAGTTTATCAGAGGAAGACCCTTCTGATATGGGATTTAAAAAGGTAATCAATCTCATAAAGGAAACAAAACAGACTTCTTTTTCTGACTTGATGAGGATGAAATTAAATGGTAAGACAAGAAAATATTTGGAAATTTAATGACGAAGAATGGAAAGTTCATATCACAGATATTGAGCTTCTTGAACAGGCAAAGAAAAAATTTGATTTGGGAAATTCAATCACTATTTATTATGAAAGTGGAAGTCTCTCTAAAGAAACATCTTGGGATATTATAGTACCAAATAATAAAATCAATAAAGTCAAAAAATTCATAAAGGATAATACTTGATTAAAGAAAATGTTGTAAAAGTACCTTTTCGTAAATTAAAGCACATTCATCATATATCTGATATTCAAATCAGAAACCTAAAGCGACATAAAGAATATGAAGAAGTCTTTGAACGCACATACGAAGAAGTAAAAAAACATAAAGATAATGCCGTAGTCTATATCGGTGGTGATATAGCACACTCAAAAACCGAAATGTCGCCTGAACTAGTCGACCAACTCTCTCGTTTATTTAAGAATCTAGCTGATATATGTCCAACAATCTTAATTGCTGGCAATCACGATTGTAACTTAAATAATCGTTCGAGGATGGATGTTCTTTCTCCAATCGTAAATAACCTAAAGCACCCAGACCTACATTACCTAAAAGATAGTGGTGTGTATAAATGTGCTGATACAAAGTTTGTAGTTTGGGATGTTTGGGAAAAAGAGGATGACTATATTGAGGCTAAGGATTTTGAAGGTGATACAAAGATAGTTCTCTTTCACGGAACTGTAGATAAGTCAGAAACGGATTTAGGATTCTTTCTTCCATCGGATGTGAAGATTGCTAAGTTCAAAGGTTACGATATGGGATTGCTGGGTGACATCCACAAAAGACAGCATCTCAATAAAGAGGAAACCATTTCTTATTGTGGTTCATTGGTACAACAGAATCACGGAGAAGGATTAAGTCATGGTTATTTATTGTGGGATGTTCCAAAGAGAACTTCTGAGTACATAGAAGTACCGAATGACTACGGCTATTATACAATAAACATAGATGATGGTAAGGTGCCTGAATGTCCAGATATACCACAGAAAGCTCGACTAAGAGTTAGGGTATCTAACACAACACCATCACAACTAAAGAAGGCTATGAGCCTTATCCACAGTAAGTATGGAATCAAAGAAGTGTCTGTTACCAAAACAGACTCTATATACTCTACAGATAAAGTAAGAGGACAACACATAGCAGTTGGTAATGTTAGAGACTCTGATTATCAATATAACCTAATAGAAGAATACTTAAAAGCAAATCACTTTGTAGATGATGAAACTCTGATAGATATTAAAAAGATAAATGAAGAATTAAATCGTATATTACCAGAGGATGATGTAAATAGAGGTGTTAACTGGCAGGTTAAAAAGTTTGAGTTTGATAATATGTTTTCCTATGGGGAAGATAATGTGGTAGACTTTACAAAGCTAAGTGGTATTGTAGGTTTGTTTGCACCAAACGCACAAGGTAAATCTTCTTTATTGGATGCTCTTTCATTCTGTTTATTTGATAGGTCTTCAAGAGCTTACAAAGCAGTAAACGTTCTTAACAATAAAAAAGATTGGTTTAAGTGTAAAGCTACTTTGGAAGTTGAGGGTGTAGAATACTTTATAGAAAGAAATGCTAAAAAGCAATCAAATGGTCACGTTAAGGTAAACGTAGAGTTTTACACATTTGCTGATGACGGTGAAAAGGTTTCTATGAACGGAGACCAAAGAAGAACTACAGATGTAAACATTCGTAGATTAATCGGAACTTATGATGACTTTGTAATGACATCTCTTTCTCTACAGACTAATTCAACTGTTTTTATCGATAAGACACAAAAAGAAAGAAAAGACTTACTTGCACAATTTATGGGCATTGGTGTGTTTGACGATCTTTGGAAATTAGCCGCTGATGAAATACATGATGTATCTTCTCTTCTAAAATCTTTTAAGAACAATAACTACGATACAGATTTAGCTGAAATAAAAGAAAGTCTAACTGATTTTAGAAAAGAATCAAGAGAGTTGACTACAACTAAAAAAGAAATGGTTGCTGACAAAAAGAAATCAGATAGAAAGATTATAACTCTCACTAAAAAACTTAAAAAGGTTGATGATACTGTTGGTAGTTTAGATGAAATAGAAGAAAGAAAAGCTTCTTTAAATAACACTCTAGCTACAACAGATGAAAAGTTCGGTAAGCTCAAAACTCTTTCTGAACAATATAAAGTTGAAGAAACTGAACTAACAGAAAAGATAAACATCTACAAAGAAAATGAAGTAGACAAGAAGTTTGCTCAGTTTGAACAATATAGTTTAGAAAAATCAAATCATCAGATAGAGATAGACAAATTAAAGATTGAAGTTCAACATAAGTTGGATAAGATTGATAAGCTCGGTAACTTAGAACACGATCCTGATTGTACCTATTGTATGAGCAATCCTTTTACATTGGATGCTATAGAAACAAAAGAAAAACTAAATGAAGATAAAACTTTAGCAGATACTTTTCTAAAGAAATCATCTGAGTTGGATAGTATTATAAATGGCTTATCTCATATTACTGCTCACAAAAAACAAATGGATTCTTGTATAAGTGACTTTAATTTACTAACTTCAAACATCAGTAAAACAGATAGTGAACAAAAACTAACTACAGAAAAGAAAAAGAATCTTATAAGTCAGTTAGCTATTATTGAAGATAAAATCAATCTTTATCACGAACAAGAAAAAGATATTATCTTTAATAAAGATTTGTATAACTCTATAGATGCTGAACAGAACAATTCTGATAACTTAGAAGTAGAGATAGAAGATTTAGATAAGAAACTACAAACTGTAAATGGTGAGATTAAAGTATTAGAAACCAATCGTAGAAACATAATGTCTAATATCAAAAAGGTAGAAGAATTAGAAGGTAAGTATGCAGCTTATCAATATTATATGGATGCTATCAAACGTGATGGTATACCTTACGAACTAATATCTAAAGCTCTTCCAACTATCGAAGGTGCTGTAAATGATATACTAGCACAAATCGTAGACTTTTCTATGATATTAGAGATGGATGGTAAGAACATTAATTGTTATATCGTATATGATGATGATAATGTTTGGCCTCTTGAACTAAGTAGTGGAATGGAGAGATTTATATCCTCTTTAGCCATGCGTGTGGGATTGATTAATGTTTCTAACTTACCAGCGGCTAACTTCTTAGCAATCGATGAGGGTTGGGGAACTATGGATTCAGACAATCTAAACTCAGTTTATAATCTATTTCAGTATTTAAAAACTCAGTTTCAATTTACAATGATTGTTTCTCATATAGATTCTATGAGAGATGCTGTAGATACTCTATTAGAAATTAAGAAAGAAGACAACTTCTCTAACGTATCTTTTGACTAGAAAGTAAATTCTTAGGTTTACTATCCCCTCTTTTAAGACTTAGTACATACTGATTAATTACTGCGCTCATAGTAGTGCTTTCTTCCTTAACATATAATCTAAACCAGTCTACTAGCCCTTCATCTATAGTAAATGAATATTTTTTTTTCATACCGATAATCTCCATATCTTATACATATAATAAATATAAAAATTTTAAATTATGATATTTATTAGTGATATCAAATAATAGGAAATATATTAATGGCCATCGTAAAAAGATTCAACAGATTACTTGGACTTGAAAAAATAGATGTATTGGTAGATGAGAAGGATAAATCCAGACACATCGTAATTACCAATATACCTGAAAGCCTGCCTCAAGGTAAAAGCTCTTTTCTTATAGAGGCTTCTCCTTATATGAGAAAGGGAATAGAACTTCAAATAGACTTTATCGACTCAAAAGGTAATAGTATATATGTTGAACCAGTTCAAAATTATTTAGAAGGTTCTTCCAGAACTGTATCGGTTGAGGTATATGATACAGTAGCACCAGGTGTTGCTACAATGATAATAGTAGGTGAATTAGATAGATTACCATTAGATTCTGGAAATTATAGTGAAGTAGAAGAAATACCAAAAGAGTTTCAAGGAGTTTATAATGTAAGACTTACCAAAGAATTTATTATAAATACTGCTGAAATAAATGTTCAACCTATAAAATTTTATACATCACCAAAACTCACAGCTGTTGAAAAACGTTTTGGTACAATGATTAGAGAAGTAGTATCAGGCGAAACCGTATCTTCTGCATTCAAAGTTAGAGGACAATCAAATATACAACAACAGTATGAGATATTTAATAATCCATCTCAAAATGATGATACAGGAGAAGGGGCTGGTGTAACAGAAACACAAGAAAATCAAACACCACCACCACCTAACGGAGATATTCCAGGTGATGAAGCTGAAAAAGAAAAATTAAAACAACATGCAAAGAAAAAAAGTATCAGAGGAAATAGTAGATTTAAAAGGTCTAGAAGAATAAGAAGGAGAAATTCACCAGAAGATTTTCCGTATTTTTTTACTATAGGAGATGACGAACATAGATTTACTACAAAAGAAGTAGGCGCAGAAATAAGATTTTCTGCCATAGATACTTCCCTATACAGTCAAGAAGACTTAGATAACAATGGTTTAAAAGTTCCTGTCTCTTTCAATGTGGTTACGGATCCGGATGATGAAAACTTTCCAAACCATTACACAGCGTCAATTGCTGAGTTAGATGTTACGGGTACAACTGCTTATGTAAATACACCATTTACAAAACAAGATGTTGAAGGTAACTATAGAATTTTAAATATGGCAGCTACTGCTAAAACTCATTTTACTCGTGAACCATCTGCTTCTTTTAGTCTAACAAACATAGTCTCTTACGCGGATATTACATTAAGTCACCTTAGAACTTTCTCAGGCGAAGTTTTTAAAGCAAAGGTTTACGTAAGAAGTGAAGGTTCTTTTGACGATTACAAACTATTAGCTGAAGTACCTGTAGAATCTCCTGATAAAATGGTAAATAACAATTCGGTTGGTGTAGGAGAAAGAACAGGTTATTTCGTATCGGAAGAAGATAAAAATACATATTGGGATTTATTTGGAAGTACGAATGGATTGACAGCAGCTACCGCTACATCAACTGCTTCATATCAAGAATCAACTACAATGTTAGATTCTGTAATGATATCAGGAAGTACATCAGTATTTACAGACCAAATAAGATTTCAATTAAAAGATGAATACAAATTTGAGTTGAGAAAAAGTATAGATTATACTTTATCTTTTAATGCTATAGGACAAAAAGATATTGATGGTAGGGCTTTAATGCTGGTGTATGTTTCTGGCTCTTCTATGAAACAATCAACTGATTTACATAATGATAGCGTGACTCAAACTGATATAGAAGAATCCTCTGCTTATGGTAAAAGGATGGGAGTCTTAGAAGTAGAGTCTTCCGATGATATTAAAAAAGATTTTAAACTAGTTACTCATAATTTTAATTCAATTTTAACTGGCGATGCTGTAGTTCAGTTTAGGGTTATATCTGGACAATGGAACCTATCAGACATATCAGTAGTTCCATCAACAGACACAGGCTTCTCACCTTCATTTATAAATTTTCAACAAGAATTATCTCCTGAACTAACACATAAAAGACCTGAAACATTAGAGTTTCTGACGGAGTTTTATGATATAAATAATAATTTGGCAGATGAAATTGCTGTAACTACAGGTTCTGTATTTACTGGCGCTAATATGGTTATTACAGGAGACGACAATAACATTCCTGGTAGTGTGTTTATAGGTGGAGAAACAACTGCTAGTGGTATGCAGTTTGGTGGTGTTGACTCAACAATACCTGAAACAGGAGACGATGGAGCTACTGGTTCTGGTTTTATGAGGTCAGTTGGTTATTTGGGATTCACATCTGCTTCAAACTCATCGTTAGGTGGTAAGCCTGGCTTTATGATTTATAGTGGTTCTGTATTACCTGGCAGTGGTGAAAATTATGCTGGTGTTGGTTTAGAATTAGTTGGAGCTAGTGGTTCATTAAAATTTAGAACTAATCCAAGTTTATTTGATGTACAAGCAGATTCATTTTTTGTAGGAAAAGCTACAACACAATTTATAAGTGGTTCGAGTGGAAATGTAGAAGTAAGTTCATCAAACTTTCATTTAACACCTGAAGGTAATGTTACAATGAGTGGTACAATTACTGCGGAGTCTGGTTTCATAGGTGGTTTTGCAATTGGTTCTAATACATTATCTACTACTGGTGCTTTATTAGGAGATTCAACTCAAACTCACTTTATAAGTTCAAGTGCATTTAAAGTAGATCATAGTGGAAATGTTACTGCTAGTAATATAGATTTGGGTGGTAAGATAACTGCTACGAGCGGTGAGATAGGTGGGTGGACTATACACGAAGATATGTTAGCTGCTGGTACAGGAAACAGTTCAGTTTCAATGAGTGGTGATGATCAACTTTTTAGATTTGGTAGTGGTTCTGTTTTCAACATTGGTGATATTGATGGTATACTTTTTGGTCAAGATACTGATGGTAAGTATAAATTTGGTGTAGGTCGTGGTGAATCTTATATATTCTTTGATGGAGATTCAGTAAACATTAAGTCGGAAGATATAAATGTAACCGCTTCTGTTTTTTCTGTAGATGTTGATGTATTCAAACTTTCTGCTAACAATTTATTTATAAGTTCAAGTCAAGGCGGATTTATATCTGCTGGTAATCCAAGACCTACTGGTATTACAGGAACAAACAAAGGGGTATTTATAAGTGGTAGAGATCCAGGTGATACCAAACCAAAATTTTTAGCCGGTAATGCAGCAGGTGGGCGTTTGTCTTTTGATGGTGATAATATTTTTATGTCGTCTTCTGCTTTCTTTTTGGGTTCACCTACTCAATTTATTAGCGGCTCTTTAGGAAATATAGAAATAAGTTCCTCCAACTTTCATTTAGATAGCGCAGGTAATGTTGTTATGTCGGGTAATGTTTCTGCTACAACTGGAACAATAGGTGGACTTACAATTGGTGCTACAAAATTAAGTTCTGGAACAGCATATGAAATATCATCATCTACAAATGTTAATGATCCTGTATCTTTTATATCTTCAAGTAATTTTAAAGTTTCTGCTGGTGGACAAGTAACAGCATCAGGATTTTCATTAGAAGGTGGTGATGTTGGTGGATTAGTTGTTGCTGAGGGAACGGTTTCTGTAGGTGAGATACTTAAACTAAAAGATAGTGGACAGATTACAGGTTCAAAAGTTTTATTTACAGGTGGAACTATTGGTGGGTTTACAATAGATGCTGACGAAATAAAGTCTACAAATGTTCTTATAGATTCAGCTAACGAAAAGATTACTTTAGGTTCTGCTAATGCTATAAAGTTACAAGGTGGAGCAACTGATAATTTTCTTACAATGGGAAGCAAAACAAGCTTTTCACACGAGGGAACAGGAACTGCTGGTATTCTTATTGGTATGGATGGTACAAATCCACAAGCAGAATTTGTTAAAAATGCCACTAACTACTTTATATTTGATGATGGTATTGATATACAAACAGATACATTGGTTGCTAGTGGTAGTTCAATTACATTGGAAACTCCTAAATTCTTTTTAGGAAAAGCTAGTACAACATTTGTGAGTGGTTCGAATGGAAATATTGAAATAAGTTCATCTGCATTCCATTTAACTCCTGAAGGTAATATTACCGGTAGTAATATTTTACTTGGAGATAAAGGTGAAAGTCAGTTTTTACAGTTTGCTAATGGCGCTTTAACTGTTAGAGGAGATTTAGCAGTTGATTCATTATTCTTACCTGCAACAATAGCTGGTGCTACATCCACAGTTGCTAATGCTTCTTCATCTTTGGATTCAAGAGGATTTGCTAAATTCGTATCAGCTTCAATCGGTGGGTTCAATGTAACATCTACAGAAATAAAAGATTCAGGTAACAATTTAATATTAAAATCAAACGGACAGATTACAGCATCAGCAGTATCTATGTCAGGTAATATAAATGCTAACGCAGGTGATATTGGTGGATTTGTTATAGATTCAACACAGATAAATTCTACCAACGATAGCTTAATACTAAAAGCTAGTGGTCAAATTACTGCTTCTGCAGTCTCTATGTCAGGAACAATTGTAGCTGATAGTGGTAATATCGGTGGTTTCATAATTGATTCTGATGAAATAAAATCTGGTACAACATTAATATTAGATTCTAATAGTAATAATGGTGAGATAAAATTAGGTTCAGCAGCTCTTAATTCAGGTGATGGTATTTATATGAATGGTAATGGTGTATTTAGAGTTGGTGATTTTGACGGCAATAGATTACACTTTGATAGTAATAATTTACATCTAACTGCTTCCAAAGTAAATATTAGTGGTTCTTCTGTAAAGCTTGAAACACCTAGATTTTATTTAGGAGAATCTGCTCAATATATAAGCGGTAGTAATGGTAATGTAGAAATAAGTTCATCAAATTTTCATTTGGATAATAGTGGTAATGTCACAATGCAAGGAAATGTTACTGCTACTACAGGTCAGATTGGTGGATTTGCAATAACATCAAATTCTATATCGAGCTCAAACGATAATTTAATACTAAAATCAAGTGGTCAGATAACAGGCTCAAATGTTTTGTTTAATGGTGGTACAATAGGTGGGTTTACGATTGACGCTGATGAAATTAAGAGTGGAACTAATATAGCCTTAGACTCTACTAACAAAAAATTAACAATCAATAATGCTACATTTGGAAATGCTGGAATACAATTAGAGTACAATAGTGGAACACCAAGATTTTATGTGGGTGATGGTTCGAATGAGTTTGTAAAGTACGATGGTAGTAGTGTAGATATTAGAACTAAAAAATTAAATGCTAGTGGTAGTAATATCACATTAGAAACTCCAAAGTTTTTCTTAGGAAAGAAAGGTTCACAATTTGTAAGTGGTTCAAACGGTAGCATAGAAATTAGTTCTTCGTTCTTTCATTTGACTCCACTGGGTAATGTAACTGCTTCTAATGCTTTATTCGATGGAACTATAGATGTGACTGGAACAGGAACTATAGCTGGCTGGGCAATAGGTTCTAATAGGTTTAACGATAACGCTGACAGTATTAGATTAGATAGCAATGTTGGTTCTGTATCAATAAAAAATCATTCATTTGGTCAATCAGGTATTCAGTTAGAACACAACAGCGGAACTACGAGATTTTACGCTGGTAATGGCTCTGATAAGCATATAAAATTTGACGGTAGTGATGTTGATATTAAATCTGCTAAATTTGAGTTAGACGCTAACAATTTAGAACTATCTTCTACACATGCTTCTATGAGTTTAGGTGAAGGTAAGATTAAATTAGTTGGAGCTTCTACTTCCACTATAACAGTAGGTGCTGCAAACTCGATTAAGTTATCAGATGATGGTACGGATAGATTTTTAGTTGTAGGTAGTAAAACTTCATTTACACATTTTGACCAATCTACCGCTGGTTTGATATTGGGAACTGATAACGGAACTACTAAGTTCGAACTAGCAGCAGATGCGAATAATTACATATCATTCGATGGTTCTGAATTTGATATAAAAACTGCAGAATTTACTTTAGATACTACAAATTTAGATATAAACTCTTCTACAAAAAGAATAGAGGTTTCTGATGGTAGTAATGTAAGAGTTAGAATAGGTGAGGTTGATTCTACTTCAGCTAATCATTTTGGTATAACAGTTTACGATGGAAGTGGAACAGGCGCTTCTGATGAAATAGTTCATCTAAGTGATGCTAAAAATCAGATAGCTAGTTGGTCTTTAAGTCCTAATCAAATATCAAGTCAAAATTTAGTCATTCATTCTTCCGGTAGATTAGAGACTGCCAATTTTGTAAGTGGTCTTAGGGGATGGAGAATATCATCAGCTGATAATGGTTCAGCTGAATTTGAAAATGTAAGTATTCGTGGTACATTAAAGACTACTGTATTTGAAAAAGAAACTGTAAATGCTGTAGGTGGTCAGTTGTATATAGCTAACTCTACTGTTACAACAGGTTCTACTGCTTTAGTTGCTACTGCTACAACAATGAGTGTTGTAAATGTTAGTGGATTTGCAGCAAATGAAATATTATCTGCTAAAAAGATAAGTGCTACTGGATTTGGAACAGAGTATATGTTAGTACAAAGTTCATCTAGAGACATACCATCAAGCGATACAAATTTTGCTGGAAAACTTTATTTAGTTAGAGGATACAGAAGCGGTAGTTTGGGTGCTTCGGGTTCTCTTGGAGATAGATCAAATATATCACAATCATACGAACCAGGTCAAGTTATCATATCAACTGGTAAAATAGGAACTGGTTATATTAGATTAAATGCTAACCCAAATGACAAAACCACACCTTACATGGATATTGTTGAAAGAACTGGTAGTGGGGTATATGATGTAGAATTAAAAGCTCGTTTAGGAGATTTGAGTGGATTGAGTAGTGGGTTACTTTATGGTAATGCTACACCAGGTTTTGGATTATTTACAGAAAATGTATTTTTAAGTGGTGCTATAACTGCACAGACAGGTTCAATAGAAGGAATACTACATATTAGAACTGATGCATCAAATCAAATTAAATTAGGAACTAATGTAAATGGCTCACAAGACGGTATTCACATTAATGATAATAATTTTTGGTACACCAATGGGCATTTTAAAACAGGATTCGATAGTGATAATTTAATACACCAATCAGGTTCGTCTTTAACTATAAAATCAGAAACATTTGCACTAAAAGGTGGAACTACTTTAGTATTAGATAGCTCTACACCTAAATTGGTAATGGGTAGTAGTGCTGCTTCGATAACAGATACGGATAACACTGGTATCTATATGGATGGTACTGGCAAATTTAGGGTTGGTGAAGATCAGGGAAGTGGTGATAATTTTATTTACTTCAACGGAACTACTATACAGATGAAATCAACAGTATTTGATTTGGTTGCTGGTTCTACTCTTGTTATCAATAGTTCAACACCTAAAATTGTATTGGGTGCTAGTGCTACTGGACAAAGTTTGACTAGTGGAACTGGTATCTTTATGAATGGTAGTGGACATTTTAGAGCTGGTAAAGCAGGTCATGGTAGAATTGAATGGGATGGAACTAATGTATATGTAAGTTCATCTGCATTCTTCTTAGGAAGTGATTCACAATTTTTAAGCGGTTCTTTAGGCAATATAGAAATAAGTTCATCTGCCTTTCATCTAAGTGGTGGTAATGCTATTTTATCAGGCAAGGTAACATCTGCTGAGGGTAATATCGGTGGATTTGATATTGGAGCATCATCGATAGCTAGTCAAGCTGGTGGGTTAACATTAAATGCTGATGGTGGTATAACTGGTTCTAAGTTTTTATTAACAGGTGGTGTAATAACTGATGATGTAACAATTCAAGGTGACTTATCTGCTAATAGTATTTCTACACCATCCGATGGTTCGGGCATAAAAGCTACGATAACTTCGGAAGGATTTGCAAAATTCATATCAGCTTCTATTGGTGGATTTGATGTTGATGGTAATCAGATAAATTCAACAAATGATGCATTAATTTTAAAATCAAACGGCCAGATTACAGCATCAGCTGCTCAGATATCAGGAAATATAACCATCACTGGCGGTGATTTAGCTGGAGTAAGCGCAGATACAATTAGTGGTTCAGCCGCAGAAGTGTCAGCTTCTTTAGCTAGTAGACAAACTCCTTATGAAACTCAAGTTTTACTTACTTCAGCTGGAATGTCTCTAAACAAAGCAGATGGAACGAGTGTAGCAGATTACGGAGATACAATTAGAATTGGTATAGATGCTAATAATGAGTCTAGAGTTGAGATTGATAACGATTCAATGGATTTTATAACTGATAGTTCAGGAACAGATACAACACGTGCTACCTTTGGAGCAACATCGGTAATTGGTACTTCAACCGACAAAGTGACTATCAGCGATAGTGGAATCACAATTAGAGAAAATAATGTTGATAGTATTTTATTGGCTAGTGGTGCTGTAACATTGAATGGGGCTAGTACGGATGACCAAGTAGTTATAAACGCAAGTGGTGTAACCATAAAAGAAGGTGGTACTGTAAGAACAACATTGGCTGGTAACAAACTTACGCTTGGTAAAGCTGATGATAATAGAATAGAGATTACAGATAGTGCTTTTAGTCTATACGAAGGTTCTGTTGAAAAGGTATCTATTGGCTCATCCGATGTAAAAGTTTTATATGACTCCAACAACTACTCTCAGATGGATGCTGATAGTTTTGATGTTGTCTTAGGTGGACAAACCTCTGCTTCTTTTGGAGCAACCACAACAATCGGTCCGACAGGTGGAAGTCACGTATCCATAGATTCCCAACAGATATCGGTAAAGAGAGGAACAACAACTTTCTTATCAGCATCAGCTGCTGGTTTAGATATGAGTGGTTCTATAAAAGCTAGTGGTGGTACAATCGGTGGATTTGATATCAGCACAACTAAAATTCAAAGTGCTACAGGCGGTGATACTGTAAATTATACTGTAACTGCAAATGGTTCTAGTAATTACCTTATAGATGGAGTTGCTCAACCAGCACTTACTCTTATAGTTGGCAATACATACGTGTTCGATGTTTCAGATGGAACTATGGGTAGTCACCCATTTAGATTTTCACAAAATTCAAACGGACCTGAGTATAGTACGGGAGTTACAGCTACGAGTAGTACAGTAACAATCGTAGTTACTGCTAGTACACCATCAACTTTATATTACTATTGTACGAATCATAGTGGTATGGGTAACTCTATATCGATTACAACCGCCACACCATCTCTTATATTGAATGGTTCTAACGGACAGATAACTGCTTCTGCAGTATCTATGTCTGGAATGGTAAATGCTAGTTCAGGACAAATTGGTAACTTTGCTATAAGTAGTAACAACTTGCAAGGTGGAACTACATTTCAATTAAATCCAACTAACAATAGTGGTGAGATTAGATTGGGTGCTAGTTTAGGACCGAACTCAGCTGATAGTACAACGAGAGGTATATACTTAGCCGGTAGTGGAGAGTTTGGTTTAATTGAAAGTGAAACTAATAGAATATTTTCAGATGGTAGTGGTCTTGATATACGTTCAGATACATTTACTTTAGACGCTACTACGGTTTATCTTGATAGCGCAACACCATCGTTACGATTCGCTGCTGATGCGAGTGCTCATTCTTATAATGCTGCTGAAGGTATATTTATCGGAAAGCATAGCAGTCAATATAAGATGTCAATAAAGGGTGGGGCTAGTGATAATTCTTTAGTTTGGGATGGTGATAGCTTAACTATAGCTGGTAGTATAACAATTACAGGTGGTGATTTGGCCGGCGTAACCGCCGCAACTATTAGTGGTTCTTTACCTGATGGAACACTTAGTGGTTCTGCTCAGATAGCTGACCAGATAAGTGGTTCAGCAAATGCTTTAAGTGCTTCTGCTGCTAGTTCGATAGCTCAAACATTAGTTGACTCTGGTTCAATTGCTGCTGCTGTTGAATTAACAAATGAGGGAATGAATATACTTAACAGTAGTAATCAGGCTATAGCTCAATATAGTGATGATGCTATCATCGGTAGAACTGCTACAGGATTTAGTAATGTATTCGTAGACTCCTCTGAAGGAGAAGTTCAGATAAGAAAAGGTTCGGTAGTTTCCGCATCATTTGGTGCAACAACCACAATCGGTCCTACTGGCGGAAGTCATATTCTAATAAATTCTGAACAAATCGCAGTAAAAAGAGGAACAACAACTTTCTTATCAGCATCAGCTGCTGGTCTAGATATGAGTGGTAAGGTTACTGCTACGAGTGGTGAAATAGGTGGGTTTACTATAGACGCTGATGAGATAAAAGCTGGTACAACATTGATATTAGATTCTGATACTAATAATGGAGAAATAAAATTAGGTTCAGCTGCTCTTGATTCTGGTGATGGAATCTATATGAATGGAAGCGGCGTATTCAGAGTTGGTGATTTTGACGGCAATAGATTGCATTTTGATGGAACTAATTTACATCTAACTGCTTCCAAAGTAAATATTAGTGGTTCTTCTGTAAAGCTTGAAACACCTAGATTTTATTTAGGAGAAACATCACAGTTTATAAGTGGTTCAAATGGAAACATTGAAATAAGTTCATCTAAGTTTCACCTAAAGAACAATGGTGATGTAGTTGCAAATAACATTACAGCGTCAAACATCTCAATGTCTGGTGTTGTAAATTCTAGTGCAGGAGCTATTGGTGGTTTTGTAATTGATTCAGCGCAGATTAATTCTACCAATAACAATCTAATACTAAAGGCTAGTGGACAGATAACCGCTTCAGCAGTATCTATGTCAGGTAACATTAACGCTAGTGGTGGAGACATAGGTGGGTTCGTTATCGGCTCAACACAGATAAACTCAACCAATGATAATTTAATACTAAAAGCTAGTGGTCAGATTACTGCTTCTGCCATATCAATGTCAGGTGCTGTAGTTGCTACAACTGGTGAAATTGGTGGATTCAGAATCGGTACTGATTTAAATTCTACATCAGGCACATTGAAACTTAAAGGTGCTAGTGGTCAAATCACAGCCTCTGATGCTTTGATAAATGGTAACATAACTGCTACAACTATTAATGCTACAGGTTCAGGAGTTATAGGTGGTTTTACAATAGATTCTACAGAGATAAGTGCTAGTGGATTATTGTTAAAATCAAGTGGACAGATTACTGCTTCAGCTGCTGACCTTAGTGGAAAGATTACTGCTACGAGTGGTGAAATCGGTGGCAACACAATAGCTAGTGGTTCTATATTTAGTGGAACTGGTACTTTTGGAAATGTTAACACTCCTTTCTTCTTAGATAGTGGTGGTAGGTTTAGTTTAAAGAATAAACTTTCTTTTAATGGTTCTAGTTTAGCTGTTCAAGGTGACATAACTGCGATTACAGGTCAAATAGGTGGATGGGGTATATCTGGTGATGTTTTAAGCAGCACACAATCTGATAGTGTTGAGCTAGATGGTGAAAACGAAAGAATAACAATAAATAGTAACACATTTGGAAATACAGGAATACAACTTGATAATAATGGTGGTAATCCACGAGCATTCATTGGTAAAACCAATGGTAGTTTCTTAAAGTTTGACTCATCTACAAATATACTACAGATAAGTTCATCTAATTTCTTATTAGGTGGCGGTGGACAATTCGTAAGTGGTTCAAATGGTAATATAGAAATAAGTTCATCTAACTTTCATTTAGATAATAGTGGTAATACTACTATGGCTGGTAAAATCACATCTACCGAAGGTACAATCGGTGGTTGGAGTATGACTACCTCTTCTTTCTTTAGTGGTGATACCGGTGATAGAATGGAGTTTCAGTCAAATAATAATAGAATAGTATTGTATGATGCTGCTAAAAGTTCATTGGCTGGACAAGAAATTATACAGATAGGACAATTATCTAGTGCTGGTGAAATTGTATTTGGTAGTAGTGTATACGGAATAAAGATATCAGGTTCTAATTCTTCTATGGGTAGTAATGAAGCTAAGTTAGTTGCTCAGATGGGAGATCATGGTGCTACAGCAACAAACTTTCATTACTCTTCTTCTGTAATTCAAGGTTACTCTAAGAGTAGAAATCCAAATAATATGTATGGTGGTAGAGCTGGTATTTATGGTAGAAGCTCTTTTGCTTTATCAAGTATTCCTGCAGGATATATAGGAAGTCTAAGTTCTCAAAAAGGTATAATGGCAGGTATTGTAGGTTCTCATCTCAATCATGGAAGTGGGTTCTATAGAAAGACTGCTGGTATCTTAGGTGTAAATAACCAAAACCTCCTTGATGATGTAGGATTTCCTAAAAAGATTGCTACAGGAAGCTTTGGTGTTGTAAGTGTAGGTCCTATGTATGTTACTGCTAGTACGGCAGACCATAGAGAAGCTGGTATTGGATATAGTATATTAGCTGGTGGTGGATATGTTCATGTATCTGCTTCAAGTGCTGGTAATTTTGGTGGTATCGGCTCGGGTATAATAATCGACTCTTCTAATACTTCAGGAACTAGTGCAGGATTAAGATTAGTTAGTGATTCGAGTAATACAACTGAGATTACATCGAATGGAACAGGAGTGCAGATAAATAAAGGTGCTATAAATACCACCGGTGATACCACTTTCTCAGGCTCATATTTTGCTAGTACCGGCACAGCAAACAAATTTGATGGTGGGGTGGTACTTACATCATTTGCTAGAAATGGTGCGACAGCAGGAGTAACAATTAATCACTCTTCTGGTAATATAACAACCACTGGTACTATAACTGCTACAGGCAACATAAATGCAAACGGAAATATTGTTGGTGATGGTAGCACTGCTATATCAAGTATGGCTTCATTGGGTATTGGTTCAGTAACTGCAACTGGTACAATTCAAGCAGAACAATTAACATCAACAGACGATGCGAGTATAGCAGGAACTCTTGAAGCAGCTACAGTAGCAACTCACCATTGGCAAATGAAACCTTGGGCAGCTGGCTCGACTAGATATCTAGCATTAACTACAGATGACCACAATACTAATGATTATATGATGCTTTATGATACGACAAATTTTCACACATTCTTAAGTGCTAAAAATACAGGTCACGTTATCATAAACGGTGGAGGAGGCAATGGTAATAATCAGATTTTAGTTTATGATCCAGATACTACCGCTAGAATTGATGTAACTACAGACAACCTTACAGTTACTGGTGATGTAACCGCTTTCTATTCAGATGTTAGATTAAAAGATAAAATTAAAATTGGTATAGATAATCCAATAAATAAAGTTAAAGACATCGAAGTATTTACTTACAAAAACAATGATTTAGCAAAAAGTTTTGGATTCAAAGGGGATAATACTCAAATAGGTGTTAGTGCTCAATCCGTACAAAAAGTATTACCAGAGGTTGTTGATATCGCTCCTTTTGATTTAGATGGTGATGGTAATTCAAAATCTGGTGAAGATTATTTAACAGTTAAGTACGAAAAGATAGTTCCATTACTAATAGAGTCTATAAAAGAACAACAAGAACAAATCGACAAACTTAAAAAAGAAGTAAAGGAGTTAAAGAATGGCTCTAACTAGTAGTGGTACAATTTCCATGAGTGATATTAGAACTGAATTAGGTGCTTCAGGTACAATCTCTTTAAAAGAAGCTTCTGATGGTACGGTAGCAACTATCAATACAAGTAATCCTCATGTGCACAGACCAAATGGATCCGCTCCACATACTATGTCTGAATTTTATAGTTACGACCATGATTATGATGGTGAATAATTAATATTGATAATTAACAAACTTTATATTTATATATGAATAAGAACATAGGAAATTATGGATAAACTTACAGAATTTTTAACAAAACCATTTCTAAACGAAGGAGCTAGGGATCCTGGCATTTTCAAAGCTATCTTTTTAGCTGGAGGACCTGGCAGCGGTAAATCATTCGTAGCACAAAAACTATTCGGTATACCTGAAAAGGTAAACGTATCTAAGACAGGTTTAAAGATGGTAAATCAAGATAGTGAACTTGAACTTTTGTTAAAAAAGTATTTCGGAACAACAGATATAGACAATATGCCTGATGAGTTATTTGCTGATTTAACTGGTGTGGATAAAAAAGGTAAAGCTGTAGATTATGATACAAGTGGTTTACGAAAGTTTGCTAAATCTTTAAGTAAGGAAAGATTAAGACTATACACCAATGGAAAGTTGGGTGTTATTATAGATGGTACAGGACACAACTTTAGTAAAATTAAAAAAAGAAGAAAAGATTTGATGGATATGGGTTACGATACCTATATGGTTTTCGTAAATACCTCATTAAAGATTGCTAGGGAACGAAACGAAAAAAGAGATAGGGTTGTACCGGATGCTATCGTTCAAAAAAGTTGGGAAGATGTTCAAGGTAATTTGGGTGCTTTTCAAGGTTTATTTGGTGGTTCTAACTTTATGATTGTTCAGAATAATAAGATGTTATCGGATTCTCAAATAACTAAACATTTTAAGATGTTGGTTAGTAAGGGTATAGATACTTTTTTAAAGAAACCAATTAAGAGTAAGGTTGGCAAAGCTTGGTTACGAAGGGAAAAGAAACATCAAAAGGTGTTTAAGGATCCAGGCCAATCTAAGTTTTTTGAAAGGGAAAAGAAACATCAAAAGGTGTTTAAGGATCCAGGCCAATCTAAGTTTTTTGAATCCATAGAAGTTCCTGTTGAGTTGGGTGATACAGTTCTTATGGGTAGATTTAAGAATAAAAGGGTAGTTGTTAAGTCTATCGATTATAATGAAAAGGGAGACTTACTTATTAATGGTAGAACTGCTTTAAAATTTAGAGTAATGAAGAAAGACACAAACGAAGAGTTCGGTGCACCTGCTGGTATATTACCGTCACCAAGCCGTAAGATGGTAAAGAAGATGAAGAAGAAAGGTAATACTTCAGTTCCCTATGGCAGTGGTTATAATAAAGTAAGTGAAGCACAAGCCGTAAAGGGCAGTAAAGTAGCAAAGTTTATTACAGGTCACAATCTTACTATGAAGGGTAAGAAATATAAAGAAATAGAATTTGAAACATTAGGCGTTGATAATAGTTCAAAGATGATTAAGTTAAAAATTATAGCACCTAAGAACTTATTTGGTATGGAGACACCTGTGAGGTTTTCAACAATAAGAAGAGGCCCATTTACAAAAACAGATACTGGTAAAAAATTAAAAGAACAAAAAGAAATCAAAAAAGTCATTGGCGTATTTGGTGGAAGATTTCAACCATTTCATTCAGGACATCTAGCAACATATAATTGGCTAAAGACACAAGTAGATGAGGTTTATATAACCACAACAAACATTAAACAACCACCAAGACATCCTATGAACTTTAAAGAAAAAGTTTCACATATGGTTAAGATGGGTATTCCAAAGAATCGTATCGTTATGGAGAAGTCTCCTTATATAGCAAAGAATCTATTAAAGAAATTTAATAAAGATACGACCGCGGTGGTATATGCCGTTGGTAAGAAAGATGCTGGTAGATTGAAGGGTGGTAAATACTTTCAAGATTACAAAAAAAGTAAAGGTAGTATTAAAGGATACGAAGAAAATGGATACATTATGAGTGCTCCAAAATTCGGTTCGGTTAGTGGAACGCAGATGAGAAAACTTTTAGGTGACCCGAAACTTGATGATAGTGATAGGGTAAAAGCATTTAAAAAAGTATTTGGATATTATGATAAAGGTGTGTATACTATGATGACTAATAGTTTTAAAAAGTTATTTGAGTCTTACGATTTATCAGACGAACTGATTGAAGAGTTTTTGATGGAATCAAGCGATACTTCTGCAGGAAACTTAGACGATGGTCCTTCCACATTTTATACAGATTATCCTACATACAAAAAGACTTCTAAGGAGTGGTTAGATTCTATCTATTCAGATGCAGGGTGGAAAGTCGTTAATTATATTTTGGATGATAATGCTAAAAATACTATAGAAAAAAATTATCATTCAGTTCCACTTACCTTTTTAGACCACGGGCAAGCTAATGGTTCAACATCAGCCGTAACTAAGTATAAAAAATGGATGAGTGAAGTTATAAAACCCTTGGGTTGGAAAGTGGTTAACTGGATGGGTACTGAATCCGCTATAAATAATATAATAGGTTCTTTATTCGCAGCTGGTGCTGATGGGGATTCATACGATATTGAATCACTTTTTGAAAAGATAAATTTAGACAAAGAGGTTAGTTTATTATTAGAAGGTGGTGCTTATGGACATTTAAATCATCCGTTTGATGATAAAAATTTAACGTTTTCAGACTTTAAGACACTAATTATTAATACACTTCAAGGTAATCTTGATAGTGAAGGAGCAGTTACAGAAAAAACGGATGGTCAAAACATAATGGTTAGTTGGAAAGGTGGAAAACTTTTAGCTGCTCGTAACAAAGGACACATTAAGAATCACGGAGCTGGTGCTTTAGATATCAATGGTATTAAGAGTATGTTTAGTGGTAGAGGTGATATTGAAAAAGCATTTGTATATGCTATGAGAGATTTAGAAAGAGCCGTAGGTAAACTTAGTGATGGACAAAAAACAAAGATATTTGATGAAGGAAAGAAATTTATGTCGTTGGAAGTTATATATCCAAAGACAGCAAATGTAATACCATACGACAAATCACTCCTACAATTTCACGGAACAATAGAATATGATACAGCTGGTTCTCCAATCGGAGAAGACAGGAGAAGTGCAAGAGTTTTGGCTGGTATGATAAAACAGATAAATCAGGATGTACAAAAGGCTTTTAAGATTGAAAAGCCATTTATAACTAATTTGCCAAAGGTAAAAGATTTTAGTAAAAGACAAAGTTACTTTTTAGGCAAGTTAAACAAATTACAGAATCAATTTAGATTGAAAGGGAATAACACATTAGCAGATTATCATCAAGCTTATTGGATGGAGTATATTTATAATGGAGCTATAATGGCGCAAAACAAACCGATTATAAAAATCCATCAAATAAGATATTAATGAGCTTGACTAAAAGATGGGCTTTCTTTGACAAGTCGTACAAAATACCAATGATTAAAAAAGATTTAAAAGAGTATCCAAAGTTTTTAAGTTGGGTACTAACAACAGATAAAATGGATCACGCTAGATTGCAAAAACAACACATTAGAGATTGGGAAGTTCTTTTCTTTGAGTTAGGTGCTGAGATACTATCTAACCTTAGTGACTTTATAGCAGCTAATCCATCTAAAGCAGCTCAACAAATCCGTAAAGATTTAAAGTCTGCTATTAGTAAGGTAAGGACATCTAAAGACACTAAAGTTTTAACCACCTTAAAGACTCAGTTAGATAGATTAAACGCTATCGGTGGTTTAAAATCAGTAGTTCCATCAGAGGGTATTACTTTTGTTTACAAAGGAAAACTTTATAAATACACAGGTGCTTTTGCACCAGCAAATCAAATATTAGGAATGTTAAAGTTCGTATAGGAGTTACAATGGGATATAGTAAAGAAGCAGAAAGACAAAATAAAGCATTAGGAGACCTATTAGCTGGTAGAACTCCTGAAAAAAGAGTAATGGTAGGTTACAAAGGTAAAGAACAAGAGGGTGGTGACCAAATCAGTAGAATGACTGATATTATGAGGGGAGCCAGAATGCCAATGTTTTGTCCAGAATGTGATGTCATTATGAAGAAAAAATTAGATGATAAAATGTGGTCATTATTTGGACATTGTTTTGATTGTCAGATTAAGATGGAAAACAAACTTCGTATAGAAGGTAGGTATGAAGAATGGGCTGAAGAAAAGATTAAAAGTAATAAGATTGCATTTATTAAAGACCAAATACAAGCTATCTCAGAGTGGAGAGATTCAAAAGCTCCTGAGTGGTTTAACAATGTTGGAGTTAATACTCCTGAATTGGAAAAAGAAAAATGGGATATTGATATGAAAAAGGTTAAAAAAGAAGCTGAAGAAGCTTTAAAAAAGTATACTGAAGCTTTAGAACAACTGGAGAGTAACGTATGAAGATTTGGAAAATAATAGTTGGTATCTTAGGTACGATTGGAGCACTTTTTGCTGTTTCTTCTAAAAGTAAAGAGGTTAAAAAGTTAAAGGGTGTGATTAAAGAAAACAAAAAAGAAGAGAAAAAAGTTGAAAAAGAAATAAAGGTATTAGAGGAGAACAAACAATCTTCTAAGAAAGAGATAGGAAATCTCAAACGTAAATTAACTAATACAAAGAAGAATACTCAAAAGATGGAGAAAGCTTTTACAGAGGATAACTCAAATGAAGCTGTAGATTTTTTGAAGAAATTCGCTAAAAAATAGGGAGAAATAAAATGTCAGACATGCATGACTCACCATCAGATTATTCTGATTTTCAAAAAAAAGGACATCCAGGAACATATATTTCTGCATCAGCAGTAGCAGACGGAATGACTGCTTATACAGGATCAAATTATGGCGCAAGTGCTGTTATAGTAAAAACACATGGAAGCGCTGTATTTCATTTATCAGATGGTGGAACAATTCCAGCTGCAAATCTAACTGCAGGTGTAATATATGATTTTTCAATAAGTAAAATAACTGCTGCAAGTAGTGCTGTAATTTATGTTCTTAAAAAGCATGGTTAATATGAAATATTTGTTGCCACTATTATTGTCAGTTCCTTTACTTGGACAAGTAACTCTTTCACAAGAAGAGATGTTAGGAATTGCTAACAATATCAAAGAACTACAACATTCTGATAGCTCTAAATCCGTACAGATTTCTATATATGAGGATTTAGTAAAAGAGATGGATAATCAAATAAAATCAGATTCTTTAATCATTGTAAAGAAAGATGAACAGATTGGATTGTTAAAGGAAAGAGATGTAGCTAATGAGAAGTTGGTAGACTTAGTTGAACCAAAGTGGTACGAACACAGATACCTTTGGTTAGTAATTGGGTTTATAGTAGGAAAGATATAATGAAACCAGGACAATTAAAAGAGGTAATCAAAAGTGAATATAAGAAATGCGCTAAAGACCCTATATACTTTTTAAAAAAGTATTGTGTTGTCCAACATCCAATAAAGGGTAAAGTTCCATTTCATCTTTGGTCTTATCAAGAACAGTCACTTAAAACATTTGAAGAGCATAGGTTTAACATTATTCTGAAAGCTAGACAGTTAGGTTTATCTACGTTATCGGCCGGATACTCCCTTTGGATGATGACATTTCATCAGGATAAAAACATATTAGTGATTGCTACCAAACAAGATACTGCTAAGAACTTAGTTACAAAGGTTAGGGTGATGCACGCTAACTTGCCAAGTTGGTTAAAACAAAAATGTACGGAAGATAACAAATTATCTCTACGATATAACAATGGTTCACAAATAAAGGCTGTTTCTAGCGGCGAGGATAGTGGTCGTTCTGAGGCTTTGTCTCTTTTGATATTAGATGAGGCTGCTTTTATTGATAAGATTGAACCGATATGGGCTGCTGCTTCACAGACACTATCTACTGGTGGACAATGTATTGCTCTATCTACACCAAATGGTATAGGTAATTGGTTTCATAAGACTTGGGTTGGCGCAGAAGATGGAACAAATGATTGGAACTTTATTAGATTACATTGGAACTTACATCCCGAAAGAAATGATGAGTGGAGAGCTGAACAAGATAGACTTTTAGGTCCTTCCTTAGCGGCTCAAGAATGTGATTGTGACTTCTTAACTTCTGGACAAACTGTTATTGATGGTGTAATCTTAGAAGAGTATAAACAAATACACGCTCAAGACCCATTGGAGAAGAGAGGTGTTGATAGTTGTCTTTGGATATGGCAACCAGCAAACTATACTAGAGATTATGTACTAAGTGCTGATGTTAGTAGAGGAGATGGTTCGGATTACTCTGCATTTCACGTGATGGATATAGAAACGATGGAACAGGTAGCAGAATACAAAGGTAAGATGTCAACAAAAGATTTTGGAAACTTATGTGTAAACACAGCAACAGAATATAATAATGCTTTGTTGGTAGTAGAGAACAACAATATAGGTTGGGCTACACTACAACAATGTATTGATAGAGGTTATCAAAACTTATTTTACACAAGTAAAGATTTAAAGTATGTGGATACAGAACACCAAATAAATAATCGATATAGAAATCAAGATCGTAATATGGTGGCTGGATTTAGTATGACAATGAAGACTAGACCATTGGTTATAGCTAAATTAGAGGAATATTTCAGAGAAAAGTCAGTAATTGTTCGTTCAAATCGATTAATTGATGAGTTGTTTGTATTTATATATAACAACAATAAAGCTGAAGCGATGACAGGATACAACGATGACTTAGTGATGAGTTTCGCTCTTACTCTTTGGGTAAGGGATACTGC